ATGTCAGGTAAATATTTACCTAATGGACTTCCCCAGAATTCTGCTTTATGGCCAGAAGAATATCGCGAACTGGAGCAGCTTGATTTATTCGCTAACAGTCTAATTAGGCAACTGAAAAATCGAAAAATCTACAGAGAGCGAGTACAGGTTGAAATTGAAAAAGTACCTGAAGCACATCGGGAATTTTTTAGAGATAAATTAAATCATTGGTGTGAGGTGATGAAAGTATGAAACGTACACACTTGGAAAAAATAAAATCGTTCCCATCATATAACTACATATTTTATAGCGGAGATAAGGCCGTTTATTCATAAGGTTATTAGATGTAGTTAGTTGGGGTGAAAATGAAAAAATCGGTTTATAAAGCAAGTGGTTTATGGAACCAAACATCTTTCATAACTCTTTTTGTCGCAACAAGCGAAAAAGATGTACTTTCAACAATAGCATTTTGGGCAAATCTAGGTGGCGCTAGAGTAGATGAGTTATCTATTGAGCGTTATTGCTCATGAAGCCGGTAGAGTCGATTGAAGGGTTTTAAAGTGAGAGATCTGATGCATGTTACTCCTTGAAATAAAAGAAAATGATAGCTATTCAAGGGGATAATATATATCTGAGATTTTTTTTACTGTGGTGATAATGATTTATGTTAGCAGGTTCTAGTAGAATGCTAGAACCAATATGGTGACGAGGTGGAACAGCATAGTTAATTATGTCGAAAATAGAATTATACCTTTAAAGCTTATTGTAGATCTTGACAGCAAATTCATGGACTGCTTGTGATAAATCTGAGGGGGTGCCTAATAGAGTCGGTGCATCATCGACATAAAAATGAATCGCTTCTTTTATTTCTAGTAAAGTCGGAGGCGGTGATATTTTTTTTTAGGTTCCTGATAGCTTGTCTAAGCTCTTTGATATCAATGGGATGGGAACTAAACCATGTTGGGCGGCTAGCCCAGCACTCAATAGCATGACGAATTGTATCATTCATAGCAATCACCTCTTATTGGTTTATGACAGTATTATTTGTTGTAACAATACGTTATCGTGTTCTTGGCAGACTATCAGTTGGTTTTCGGGATTATCGCTGACCAAGGACAAGGTGGTACTATGCCGAGCAATCCCACCCTTACCGAAAAAATTATCGACATCATAAAACTGATTTAAGAGACAATGAATATCTTGCTGTACATAGCTTTCAATACATTGGCTTTTGTTTTTATCTGCGATCCCGCTATGCCACACTGAATTTAATTGGTGACCCGGTAATTGAAATTCACATTGTGTTTTCAATGCATCAGGGAAAGATCCTTTATCCGTAGATATTGGACGCAGGAGCTTCGCTTTGATTGGCACTCTTAAACGCTCGTAGAACCCTTGAGGGGCAAGTAATAGACTCGCGGCTTCTTCACTTGCCATTGAGTCTAACTGAAAAGCTAAAATAGCGTATAACTTAGGTTCAAAGGGATTTTCATACAGTGCTAACAGCCATTCGCTGAGTGATTTGTATGGCAATGTTTCAACAGATTCAAGCTCTAATGATAAGCGCGTGGCTTCCTGCTGAATGAGAGCCCGCCAATTAGCCTCATTATCTTCAGCTTGCCAATATAGGGTAATTGGCTGAGTAAGAGCATGTTGATGGTAATATTCAGCAATGGGGGCAAGTAACTTTTGCACCGCCATTTCCTGTTTCTCCCATAAAGAAAGTGATTTGAAGGCGCTTAATTGCAATATATTGTCTTTATTCGGCGGCAGTGAAGACAAAACAACATTTGTTTGTTTTTCTTCATCAAATTGTGTCAATCGTGTATGCGCTAAAATGCCTAAATACCTTCCTGCCCAATAGCGCCATTCTTGGCGTGCATCATCGAGCATATCAGTAAACTGCCGATGGTCATATGACACTATCGAATAAGCCAATAGACGAATAAACAAAATAGCAATCACGGGAAGAACAACAAATAAAGCGATTATTTGGTTGTTACTGACTTCACTAGACAATACCCCAATTGAAGATAAATAAGCACCTATGCCAAATCCGATAGCACCAATAATCACAGCCAAAAACAACCAAAGCATCAAGCGAGGTAATTTAGGCTTAGGTGGGTGATCTAAAGACGGAATTTTCCAGCTTATCATGATTGTTCACCCGACGATGATAAGCTCGCAATCAATGTACAACCACATTCGGTCTGAAAACCATTGAGTGCCGCCTGACGACCGGATATTAAAATACGCGTTGAGCCGGGTAAAATGGCATTGACACCATGTCCTTTTTTAGGACAACTGACTTTGTCACCCACTAAAGCTATCGGTTTGCCGTACATCACCGAACCAGAAGCGGAGATCACTTCGCCGCCATGAGTAGTTTTGTCACCTAATCGAACAAGTGCGCGCATGATAAAATCCTTTTATTGATTATCCGGTTGTTTTTTATATTCAAACGTGCCATCCCATTCTGGTAATTCAGCAGGTGGTAGCGGAACGATTTTATCAATATCGGGGAATGAGGCGGTTTCGTCAGAAGCATCCATTTCTTTGACAATTGCTTCATAACGGGCTGAGCGAGCGGCATCAGGTTTAACACCAAGATAATAATAATCTTTTTGAGTTGTGCTAGGATCAAATGACTGGCTTAATATAGATGCTCCCATCCAGTATCCATTTTGAATGGATATCTGATAGTTTTTTAAAGCTCCATTGAAATCTCTGTCAACTGTATGTAAGTAAAACGCTAAATTATACGCAGCTTCTCCATTTCCTTGCTTGCTTGCACATTCAAGCATTTTTTTTCCAATTTCAGGGCGATAAGCTGGGTTATCTCTGTCTGATAAACGCTTCGAGATAAAAATATTTCCAATGGCATTTTGAGCCTCGGGGCTACCCAAATCCGCAGCTTGACGAAAATATGCTAAAGCTTTAGTACGATCAGCGACGACTCCATAGCCTGTATCGAGGTAGTGTCCCATTTGGTAATAACCATAGCTGATGTCTAATTTGGCCATTTTTTGAATAATATCCCAAACCTCTTGAGCTGCTCCTTTACCTTTAATCGGTGGGACTTTGCCGTAACTGATTAAATTGCTTAAGTTAAGCATGGCTTTGGGGTGATTACGCTCGGCCGCTTTGCGGTAAAGCTCGCCAATTTTGGCATAATCACGTTGATATTTATTAATTTTCTCAAGCTCACGGGCTTGTTTAAACCAAACATCCGCTTCAGGATCAACGGGAGGCAATGTGTCTTTTTCATATACACAGGTGAAGGTTAAATCGGGTTCAGTTTTTTGAGTCATCGCTTTCTCTTTTTCTTCTACAGGTTTGCAACTAGCAAGTAGCACTAGAGCACACAGCAGTAAACAAGGTTTAATTAGTGACATAATTTAATCCGAATTTTCTAATCCAATTGTTTTATCCTCAAAAGGAATAAGCGGACTTATTGGTTTTTGATTACTATTTTTAATTTTTGCATTGTTATTGCTAATTAAAACCCAGTTTTTAAACTCTTTCGTTAAATCATCAGAGATACCTCCTGTTCCCTTATGCATCCCCCACAAATGTTCCCGCAGTGGCTTAATAATCGGGAAAATATCGGTATCTTGCAGTACGACGGCAATTTCAGTATCAAATGCCATACTGCGTAAATTGATATTGGCAGAGCCTTGGATTAAAAAGGTGTCATCCACTAAGGTGAGCTTGCTGTGGACATACACCGATTGCCAGCGGTCAGAATCGGGCGAAACCAAGGTACAAATGACGCTCTTAAACCCGTCAATCTCTTCTTCTTGAATATCATCGGGTTCTACAACCTGAATGGGCTTGAGTAAGCTCTCTTGTGTGGAAACCATGATATTTTTAAAGGTGCCATCAAACGCTGCATGCTCACGCATGAGGTCACGGCGGCCTAACGTCTCTAGCATTTTATAGGTTTGATAACCGCCCACGTGGTTGGAGTCGCCAATCTCTGCTTTCGTGGTGGAGTTCGTCACCACAAACAAATAGAACGGTGGCAGCTTTTCACCTTGCAGTTTAGGGTCGGTTGCAGCGGCCTCTGCAAAGCATTTATTCCGCACCTCGACCATGTTACGCACATCCCGCCCAATTGACGATAACCGGAAATATTGGTTTTCAAAATAGAGATAATTACGCGCATGCTTAACACCATGGTCGTAAGACTTTAAAATATCGTATTCGTCATATTCCGGTTGAGTGCGGCAAATTTTACCCGACGTTGGAATTAATGGGTTTCGGGCTAAAAAGGTATAGCGTTCATTGAGTGCATCAATGAACTCAATGGTGGGCGTATATTGGCTGCGTGTAAGGGACTTCCGCTGTTCTAAAAGTTGAGCACCTTCATTACCCGTTGTAAAAAAGCCTTCAGTTTCATTCCATGCCGTGACAAAATTATCACTTAAATCACATAATACTTCGCCATACACACAGTTCGACGTATCTTGCCATGCTGTGGGGCCATCACGCCCTAACCATGACATATTTTTATGTTGAGTAATTGAGTGTTTATCATCATCCCAATACTGCGAATGCATGTTATGACCCATCACAAAGCCAATCGCTAATTCAGGATCTTCATAATCAATCAAAACCGCTTTTTGATGGTGAGTGGGCACTACAGCAAGTGCAGCTAAACGTAAACTGAATTCAACATCATCGCTACCAAATTGGTGCTTGGTTAATTCAGCCACCTTACTTAAGCGAGATGAAGGGCTGTTGATCGCCATCGAACGTGTACGAACTGATAAATTTTTAATTTGATTGTTTTTAGCTCGAATAAGCCATTCTTTATCAAAGGTATATTGTTTATCAGACTCATAATCTAATTTAGCCCCAATGGTCTGCATCATATCTGAAGGTAGTTCAACCTTTTGCCTTGGCGTAAAATACGTTTGCTTAGGCCAGCCGGGTAAACTGGTTTCACCCAGCTTTGCTATCTCATCAAACCACACCAGAATGCGTACCTTTACACCTTCTTTGGCTTTTTGCTCAAGAAGCTCCGCAATATTAGGAAATTGTCCATCCCTAATTCCACTTGAGCGTTCAAAATACATGGAGGGCTGAAAGCCCCATGTAATAATCTCAATACTTTTTTTCGCTTTACGAATGGCCTCCGCAACCGCTGCAAAGGTCTGTTTTCCATTAATAAGTGGCGCATACACAAATAAACTCATAGGGTATTTGGTGCGCTCAGGGATCCAACTTGGCGTCATTTGCAGTACCATGCAGGTCGAGACGGGTAAGCGTATTTTCTGCTCGGTTGCCGGAATGGGTAATTGCACGGAAGCGGGGAATCCCCCAGATTGATTTCCTGACATATTATTTTCTCTTATTCCATTCAGTGATAAATTGGGAAAGCCCTTCCCCCCATGCTTGACCTATTCGCGAGCTTTCTCGCTCTTGGCTCGGCGCACTGGTTCGAAAACCGACATTAACGGGCTCGACGTGTTCTTCCTCTTGCGACTCCGCAGAAGGAACATCGATATCGTAACGGTCCCCATTCAATAAACGCAGTTGGTAGCTGTCCGTAGGAATATCATGGTCAATTTGCACATTACCTTGTGCATCACTCATGCCTTTTAAAATCAGTGCCCCATTGGCATACAGCTCATACGGCTCAAACGCGCGCGCCTTCATTGGGCTTTGCGGCGACGAACTCAGTTGAAAACGCAAGGTTTGTTTTGGCATTGACTGTGGAAATTGTGGATGAGTGACATCCATCGAGGCAGGGCCTTCAACCACCCAGTTAGTCGCTTTGACCGTTTGGTTGCTGGGGCTGCCGTACTCAATCTGCCCGCCTTTTAAACGAATATAGGCACCACCGCAGGTCAATAGCAGTTCATCTTTAGCGGCGACGACAGTTTTACCGCCCGTACTGGTGACGGTCATGTCTTTGAGTGAGGTGAGATGCATTTCATCACTTTGAGCTTGAATTTCCACTTTACCTTTTGCTGCAAAAGCTTTAATTCCTAGGGTGTGCGCAAATAAACTGATGGCTTTTCCTGCTGCTAAGGTGATTTTTTTACCTACCGAGATATCGGCCTGCTTATTTGCCGTCAGGGTGATATTTTCGCCACTGTTAGCCTGTACGGTTTTGGGGGAGGTGAGAGCAATACCTGCAGGGGCGCTGAGTAATAACGCCGCTTGCTGCAATTTATCAATAGATTGAGTCAGTAACGTTTGTTGCGCTTTTAAATCTGCTAGTTCGGCTTTTGCCACCTCTGCCGCTTCGCGTAGCGAACTGACTAAATTCAGCGCATCATCAAGCTGTTGCTTGGCTTCGCGCATATCCAGTTGTTCAGACGAGGCTTTCGTGCGTAAATCTGTGCTGATAAACAGCCCTTTTCCTGCTCGAATAGCGCCCCAGCTGTCGGTTCGCAGCTCAAAGCCATCACCGCGCTTTTCACGCCCTTGATTAACCAGATGCCCTAAATTGAGTTGCGATTTCCCCCTGTATTCGGTGCTGAATTTGATGTGTTCTTCCCCGCGTTTGTCTTCCATGCGTAGCTTATTATTTGCCGGAGTACGAATGACATTGCGGGTATTATTTTTGTCGGTGATGTGGTCGGGACGATGCGAGTCATGCAAGGCATGGGCAATGTACGGTCGGTCTGGGTCACCCTCATGGAAGGCAATGGCAACTTCTGTCCCTTGGATTAACGGAAAGTGCATCCCGTAGGTATCGCCCGCGTACGGTTTCGCTAGCCGCACAGGCATACTTTCATACCCCGTCGGTTTTTCATCACGATCCGCATCGAATTTAACCCAATAAAAGCCATGCTCATTCTGGTGGGCGTAGATATCGTGAGGTTTAGCACTGGTGACGCGTGCCATCAATGTCCCTGCAATCACAGGGCGAGGCTTCAAGGTCGGACGCCAGCACAGAGCTTCGGTGTACGACGTTGCTTCAAATTGCACGACTAAGGCACTGCTGCGGCTACCTGAAAATCGCAATCGAGTAATCAGTATTTCAGATTGAAAGTCAGACGGTAATGTTGAAGGCAGTTGGTTATCGGTAATTTTGAGCACCAATAATGGCGTTAGCATCGGTGAATTACTTTTACCGTGCAGCTGAGTTTGACGAGCCAGAAAACGCTCATGGTCAAGGCGTGACCAAAAGTGAGCGGTTTCCGTTTCTGGTTGGTACTTCTCACCGCGCTCAAGATGACGAGGTTTATAATGATAGACATCACCGTAGTGGATGTCCTCTCCCTCACCTCGAGTCATATCCGTTTCAATGGATTGCAAGGTTTGCATCGCTTGGCGGTGATTATAATCTTTGGTGGTGACACTGCGCTCAACCACTTGATGACGTAGTGATAACCCCCAGACACTTTCTACACCCTCGTCATTCATCCCTGATGGGCTATTGAGAGGTAGCTTGAGGTCATACACATAGGCTCGTTGGCTATCCCCAAAATGAATAACTTCGGTTTTGGTATCCGGTTGCAAACTGAACGAATAGAAAATCCCCACTTCACTTAGCAGGCGTTCAATAAACTGCCAATCACTCTCATTGATTTGGTTAATTTGCTCCCGCTTAGGGTATTGGCGCTGCAAATGAAACTCAAACTCCCAGCCCTGCATTTTGTGTTCACGCAAGATAAGGTCAATGACATCGGGCACGGATTTATTGAGGAAAAAGCGATGGGAGCGCATCTGATGACGCAGCAACGCAACAAACGGCTCAATCACAATTTGGTATTGTGCTTCATCAGCGGAGCCAGACAGCCGCTTGAAGTGGGTGATCACGCCATGAACACGTTTTTGCGGCTCATTCAATGTGTTCAGCATAGCCAATGGCAGGGTAGGCGATGAAAAGGTAAAATCAGCACTGCGGCGTAGAAATTGTTGCGCTTGCAGGTTTTTGTTTGGGGAGGTAAAGATAATCTGATAACGATAAGTTTCACTAATGGCTTCACGTCCCGTGAAGTGCTCAACATCTAAGTGGGTCTGGCAACCTTGTACAGCAAGCTGGTAGCGATTATGGGATAAAAAAGGTCGTAGTGCAGTATCCATTAAGCTCATCTTATTTCCTTTGTGTCCACCGTGGTAACCGAAAGTACAATAAGCCGCGAGTGAGGTTACCCACTTTAATGTTAAGTAATTTACGTTAAGATAACGAATTGTCACAAACAAAAGCAAATTGAATGTGAAATAGTGTTTATTGTTTAGCATAAAAGAGATTTATCTGAATTCATCTACACTTATGTTGAGTTTCATTCCTTGCATTTCATTCAGATGTTGCTGACAGGATAGTTGAGTATGACAAATTAACTAAAGTTGTATGTATGATTAAATTTAGGGGTACTGGATAGTGTGGAGATTTAGCAAACAATCATTATGAAAAAAATCATTTATCTGTTTTCTTTCGCTGTTATTTTATTACTTGTTACTAAGGCTGTTACCTATATTGACTTTGCGGAAAAAGATCTGGTTAAGTCAATTATTCCTGCTTGGATTCAAGCGATTGGCAGTATTTTGGCAATCATTATCGCAGGCATGATTTCAGCTAGGCAAATTAAACATGAAAAGCAGCTTGAAAAGATAAAGTCGGCTCAGTCAGACTTATCGAAAATGCGTATTGTAAGAGCATTGCTAGTCCGTTCGGTAACGCTTATGAATGAAGTTCGTAACGCCATTGAGCGAGGTGATGATAGGGATTTTCATCAGGTGTCCCAATGGACGATGCGCAACACAAAACGTGCAATGGAAAATAATTGCTAAGGCGAGGCATTGAGCATACTTGTTTTTGGTCTTTTGGCTGTGTCCTTTTTGTTGGCTTTCTTCTTGATAGTCGCTAATCAGTTTAGATAAGGGGTAACGTGGCTTATCATCAATGATTGATTCAGCCTCAAAGGTTACGGGGGTGGTTAGCCAGTCAGGTGTTGGGTTTGATAAATACGTATTGAGTCGTTGATAGTGCTGCAAAGACGCTTGGTCAACCATAAGAGCCAGTTGCTGATAGTCTTGTTTTGGTTAAGTTAGAGGTGACATCCGATTGTTGCTCTTGGATTTCATCTAATAACGTGGTAGCTATTCTCTGGTTTTTGGCATTATCTCTATACTCTTTTTTAATAATACGTTTGTGATGAAACTCAATAAGCCCCGTTGCGACGTGCTGTAAATCATTGAGCTCATCAATTCCCTTATCAAGGTTGCCATGAAAATCATCCATTTCACGCTGCCACCATCTGTTGACTAATAACTTGAGTTGCTGCTGAAAAAAGGCAATGTGTTCCTTGGTCATTTTCGGGCTTCCTGAATATTGGACTTGCCAGTGATTATATTGACTATTGAGGATTAAGGCTAATGATCGAGCTGTATGCAGTTGCTTAGTTTGAGGCTTAAACGCATGTCATAGCGAGTGTTTGTGGTCGGGATGGTTTTACGAAACCACCACGTATTAGCACGTTGGTAAAGGTAATGGGAGAGTTTTAATGTCGTCATGCGGTACATTCCTGCGCTGGCGGGAGTTGAATCCGCATCCGGAGTTTTTCAATTTATTGATTATAAAAGTGTATTTTTAAGAAATTTCAATCATGTGCACTAGATGTGCACATGGAAGGCTGTACGCTGTCATATTATAGGCTATAAAATGCGGACAGACTCTAAAGAATATGTTAGATCTGATATCTAGGTTTTTAACGCGGAAAAGGATGCTATAAATTTAGCTATCAATGATTATTAATTAATATTCTAAATATGAGGTTGAGATATATTGATTAAAGGCTTAGTAGATAGCACATTATTTAGTTTTTATAATTTTAGACTTAGTTGCATTAATTTATGGCAGATCTGACATTGAACTAGTTCTAATTTAATGGTTCACTTTGTACCGAGAGTAGAAGCCTTTATATTTATGTTGGTATTAAACTACTTAAACACTTCGCACCGTTAACTAGCCCATAAAAATGGAAGTGACAATCCTTTTGGCTCTTAAAATTTAAGGGTTCGTTAATTTGTTCAATTAAATCGAATGCTACCAAGTGACAATAGAACAAAAAATCCATTTTTACATGTGGTTATATTACTATTTTGCCAACCAGCATCAGCTGATTTCTATTGTAGGATTATTTTTACTCAAATATCAAAAAAGCTAAATCTATTTATATAATAGACAGTTAACTTTTTTATTTACTGCTGCTATGCCCAGTATTTTTTTGATTTTTATTGCTCGTCGATGTTCTAGCTCAGCTTAAGTCAAAGTTGAGCTAGAACATATCATGACAAAACGTATCACTCTGAATTTCAACCAGTTGATATACACTGTCTACTTTCATTGTTACTAATTTCTTTTAGCTCCTAGCATTTTTTTGCAAAATAGCATTTTTAACACGCGATTCTAATTCTATCAATTTTTCACCGACGCCAGGATTACATAGGTATGGTTGAATCTTTAAAAACTCTCTATGTAACTCACGACGGGGCAAATTTTTACCTTCGTTCTGAAAAGCATAAGTGACCATTTCAGCACTACTCAATCCTGTCCTAACGGCAAAGCTAACATAGTTTAATGCAGGACTAGCCTCTGATGAATTTGTAGTTTCATCGTTAACATATCTTAGTAAAACCTGAAGGGGAACACTCATTAAATGTGCTAAATCAGGTACCATTTTGATAACAAATTTTCTTGCACTTGTTGTATATTTCAAATCTCTAGTTTTTGAAGAAAAAACCTTTTGTATTTCAATAAGTGTTTTCCCCTGCATCCAAAGAGATAGACCAGAAGATATCAAAGGAATTGCGAATTTTGCTTTTTCAATATCATCCTGTAGCGAATTATAACTATTATCAAAGAGTGACTCGAAATTCTCTGGTTTTAAAAGACGATACATACTGTGAGGATGTCTAGAGAGCCAGTCAAACATCCATTTGACAAATAGCTCCACAGTTTCAAAGCTTGTGAAGTCATCAGAAATCAAAGAATCAATAAGTTCTTTTAATACATCTTCAGGAAGACCTAACATAGAAGCTAGATCGCGTAATGCCTGAGACTCCTCACTGGAGTCAATATCATTATTATCTAGAATAGAGCGAGCGGCAGCTATTCGACTAACAATCCACTCTGTGTTGCCTTCTTGCTTTTGTCTAAAAGCTGCGAAACTTCTTTTTAAACCATGAGTTACTTCAGCTTTTTTCTCTTGTTCTTTTTCCGTCTCAGCTAGTCTTGCAACTACATATCGTTCTAAATCTCCAATTTCTTCGACTTGATTGTGTATACGATCCATTATCGATGTTAGAGGGTCATCCAAAATAACACATTGATCTGACTGACTAAAAATTTCACGTAGAGTGGTCCACCGATTTCCTATTTTTCTTTCTTGATCATTTATTCCTACAACTTTTCCTGGAATTACTAATACAATGCCTGTAGCACTTTCGCCAGCTCTTCCTGCTCGCCCAGCAGAGTTTAATAAATCTTCTGGCTTGAGAATATCCCGACTGCCAGAAGCCATATTAAACTGACTATCTTCAGCAATGATTACTAAATCTGCTGGCAAATTCATCCCCTGACCAAGAGTTGGTGTAGCGGCCAAAACTGCTAATGCTCCTTCACGTTTGTATAATGATTCTGCGAGAAATCTTTCTTCTGGTAATAACTGCCCATGATGACATCCTGCACGATTTATAAGTTTTCCATTACTCAGCTTTATATAAAGCTTTTCAGGAGAACCTATTTCGTCTACTGCAATCTCATAAGCTTTCTTTTCATCATCTGTTAAATCTATGCTACACGGAGGAATTTGTGCTGATGCTTTTTCGGCGATTGATACCGCGTTTGGAATTGATTGTGAGAATACCAGAGTTCTAATACCTGCTTTAGCTGCTTCTGCTGCTATCGAAGATGCAACAACTCCAGAGTTTGGAGTTAGCCCCCATCGCGTATTAGTTGATAGCTCTAATGATTTTGAGGAAAAAGGGACTTTTGCGTAATCACGACGATCCATAGAAGCCCAAGTTTGTTTAACACTAAAAAATGCTAATGGTGTAGCTGTTAATTGTCGCTTTAATTCAGCAGGGACGCTACCTTCAGGCTTTTTTAATCTCTCTTTACGGAGTAGCGTTTCTAGAGTTTTTAAACGATCGGAGTTATAAACTATACAACCTCTTAATTGACGAGTCGGTTTCCAGGAATTATCTAATGCGATGGATGAACGATTAGTCAACTCAGATAGCCAATCACTTAATTCTTTCGTATTCTTCATCATTGCAGACATTAATACTATATCTGCATCAGGAGCCACTCTAGCAAACCCTAAAATACATAACATTGCATCTATAGCACGCCTATCATCACTGCTTTTAGGATGAATTAAATGGCATTCATCGAAAATAAATACTCCAACATCAACAAATCTTTCAGGATTCAAATGTGTTGCAAGGAGACATGCTTCTGGAGTCATTACCATTATATCTGGCAGGTGATTACTGTTATTTAGCGGGTCAATGTCATCAATTCTTTCGTCTTTGACTCCTACTTTTGAAAATACTTTCTTCAAATCTCGGGCAGTCTGATCCACTAGAGCATGTGTTGGAGCTAAAAAGACGGCTTTATATCCTCTAAGTAGAGTCGCATGAAGCTTAAGCTGTGCTGTTGTTGATTTCCCTGAACCTGTAGGAAAGCCAATTGCTGCCGATACACCACTATTTAAATAACCACGTTCGATCGCATCTTTGTGATTTTTCCATAAGTATGGACGAGTTTTTGCCAGAGTTTTCATAGCATCGAACCATGATTCTCTATCAACGTCATTAGGAGGTATTATTTTGACAACAGCATTATCCAATAATGAATTTCCTGTAGCTATTAATAAACTAGCTAAATGAAATGGACCTGGAAATAGTTCTTGACTCTCGAAAGTTTCAGATTGAAAGGGAATATTAATGGTTGATGATGCCAATTCTTTTACTTCAGAAAACACAGCAATTGGATCTACTATTCCTTTTATACGACGTCCTTGCAAAATAAAGGCAAGTGCACGAATACCGCATAATGTTCTATAATATAAAGCATTACTAGCTAGTTGAGCACCTTCTCCTATTACAAGTTTTTTTTGAGAAGGGCGCTTATGGGCAGTGATTTTTTCAACATTTCCTTGAGATAGCATTATCAAATGCCATATCACTTCATGCTGTAGTGAATCATCTTCTGGTAACTTTATTATGCGGCTTATTTCTGAAGCATCTGCAAACGCTTCAGAAATAAGAAAGAGCAACATTGCTGATACGTCTGGGCTGATAGATTTTAAACTAACATATGAATAATTGACATTAGAATGACGCAGTATGGTTGCTTGATATGCTAATTGGTATGCTGTAGCTGCAACAAAACTTGCAGATTTCTTATCTTCACGTATAGGAGAAATTGAAACTAAAGCTTCATTGGTTCTTGCTAGACGTAATGAAAATTTAATCGTTTCATTCAAATCATCTATACTAACTTCTCCATTTCGCAATAAGACACGACTAGAAATAATTTCAGCATATGCTTTAGATAAGTAGTCAGGAAGAGATTTTCTATCTAATCCAGGAAGATCAGGGGTAGACTGAATTAACTGTGCAGTAATTGAATCATACATTACTATAAATCTCTTCCATATTGATAATATTTATAGCCTTTTGGGATAACGTATCTATCCAGTTTCGAAAGCTATTATGGTGAAGAATATCTGCCCTACGTTTGCCCCAATCACCAACAACAGAAACATCATAGTCTTTAAATAAGCTCCGCAACCCTGATTTGGTTGAATGGGAGTCTCCAACAGTTACAGCAATCCGATAAGCTCGCTTCTCATCCCATAAAATTTCAGCAACAACACTATCTGGATCTGCACACCCTGACCGTTCAAGTAATGATACTACTGAAGCAATTAGCTCGTTATCTCGCTCACCTTTTTCAAAGGTTTCAAATTCGGGTAAAACAGAATTTTTAATTTTATTTCTTGGATGTTCTGTAGCTTTATCCTCAAGAATAACGGCTTTTGTTATTCCTTTAGAGTCAGTTTCAATGAGAAAACCATCTAGACCTTTATCTGCTTTAATCATTTGAGGTACTCTTATATGAGCATTTATGTAGGATTTATGCGCTGCAACCCATGAAATAATCTGAAACACCCAACCATCTCTATGATATGGTTTTTCACCTGATTTAACTGTCAATAATTGTCTGGCAGCATCATATCCACTTTTGGGGTAATTAACGGGAGAATAACTAGTAGCCTTAAGAATTTTTTCCGCAACCCTAGTCTGCCCAATTGCAACACGAGCAATGATGCTAGCTAATTCATCTTCATCTTCAATTGACCAAGCAGTCCCAAACCAACTATCTTTTTCTTCAATCGGTTTAAATGAAATTGGCATAACAGGTTACACTTTATGTTAGTTAATTTTATGAATATATTATGATTTCATATCAAAGAATGCTATGAAGCAGATCATGTTTCATAACTCTTTGAAAATTCACGCTAGTGTATAATTTCCAGTCTATGAACTTTGTCACTACTTGCATCGATTCAATACCTAGCATCTCTTTTTGTTGATTTGATCGGCTGAACTTATCATTTAGCTATAAGCGTACCTGTTCTGCCTCTTTAGAATACTTCCATGTTATTGCCAATTGGTTACAGCTTGAGCTATGCCAGTACTATTCTGAAAAGAGTACCTCTCCTTTGTTCAGATGACCAAGTTTATAAAATCACTATAGTGGAACTAAAATGGGCATTCTTACAGGTTATTTTTGTGTCAGTTCCAGTCAACATGTTGACTTGTTCTCGGTTGATTTATGTATCGCGAATTTAGAAACTGGAGAGGTATCCGTTTCTCTCTCAGACCAGATTGTCAAGTTTAGTTGTTGTTTATTTCATAAATTACCACTGTTAGCTCAAGCCTAAGCTAGTGCATCTACGTATGAGTTATTGTCGTTTTTCACTACACTCCCATCATATTCCTTAAGATATCCCCCATAGTGCCTAAACAGCATTTCAGGCCCCTTATGCCCCATTTGTCCTGCTAGCCAAAATAAGTTAGCGCCTCGGCTAATATGTCTCGTGGCAAATGTATGTCTTGTTTGGTAAGGATTACGATACCTGATTCCCGCTTTTTTCAGCGTTGGCACCCATGCTTTCTTCCTAATCGCATCAGCGCCTGCCCAGGCTTTATTTGTTTTCGGGTCTTCAAAAATCACACCATCTTTCATAAATGTGAATTGCTTTTGCTCGTTCAGGGCGTTCATAGCCTCACTATTCAGCTCAACCTTTCTGGTGCCGGCTTTGGTTTTGGTTTTCTTAATAACACCGACGACGCTAGCGGATTGTACATGTGCGGTATTTTCTATGAAATCTATATCGCTCCATCTCAATGCACATAATTCAGAGCTTCTTAACCCAGTATTAATGGCAAACTGGAATAAGTTTTTCCATTGCTCATGTCTTGCTGCAGCGAGTAGGGCGGATACTTCTTGTGGTGATAATGGGTCAACAATATAGTTACTTTCAGCACCGTTATTTTTTGATTGGTATCTTGATGCAGATACAAGGCTGACTGGGTTAATTGATATAATCCCATCAGTAATGGCTTCATCTAGCGAGCTACGCAAGAAAGAGAGTTGATTACGGATGGTTTTTAATACTGTCGTTTGCTTCTGTATCCAATTTTTAAGAATTGCAGGAGTAAGTGATGAAACATGAAATTGATGCAAATCAGACAAGGCGCTTTTGCATTTTTCATAGCCTTTGATAGTCGATGGTGACAGATTTCTAGTTTCACAAATCACAAGATACTCCTCTAAATAATCAATGACTCTTTTTTCACGGTTATTATCTCCGAAGAAATTTGATTTTTTAGAGTTAGGAAAATACTTGTGGTAATTAAATGTACCTTTTTCAATGTTATTTTGAATTTCAGCGAGTAGCCTTTCAGCGTATTTAATATTTTTATTATCGACCGTTAGCCGGGACAGGGGTTCCCTACATAGAACCCCTTTATAAGTGAATGTAATAACTAACGTATTTTTGGTTTTATTTTGACGGATGGTTACGCCTCTTGGTAGTAGGTATCCTGCTTGTTTTTTCTGACCCATTTGTTGACTTCCTTTATATCAATCCAACGCTCTTTTGAACCATCGACCTTTAATACATGTACTCCCTCTTGCCAGAAGTGCCTTTGAACTCGTTTATTGATTGCATCAGTGCTCTCACCAAACAATTCGCAGTATTTAGATATTGGTAAGCACTCAACAGAAAGGTTTGTATTCATAATAGTCTCCATATTTTGCTATAGATGAATTTAAAATATAATGACATTACTGATTTTATCTTTAAAACCTTGTTACATCCCTTGTACTCTTGCTGTGTATATTTGCTCAGATACAGCTACAACAGAGCTCTGTATTAGCATGATTAATACATATCCGATTATTTGCATGGTTATTTAATATTGGATGTATACAGGAATGTTTCGTTTATCGTCTGATTTTTCATGCACAGTAGAACTGCCACAATCATATATATTCTCAACTCCAGTTACTGACATGTAGCCAATAGGTTTTAGGTTATTAATTCGTTCTATTTCATTACATAGCTGAATTAATTTATTTGGGTGTATTAATTGACACCACTTAACATAATTGTAAGTAAATTCATTGTTTTCAAGTTCAGCTTTAATTAATGACTCACTACGTTTTTTTAATTCTTTTGCATATTCTAATATCTCATTGTTCATTTTTTATTTTTACTCCCTGTCGGTTTAATAATTCAATTGATTCTGTAATATCCATGTGACTAATCCACTGTCAAAAGACTCTCTTCAACGTATAAGATTAAAATCATTCATCATTATTTCTAATCTATAGTCTATAGTTAAAAGGATGTCCTTCTACATTAGTGTTACTCGTTCGCTTGCCGGCTTAGCCATAGGTCGGCTTTTTTATTTTGCTTCATGATATCCTTACACTGAGTACTTTGTTAAATCACGTAAATAGCGTGGCGAGGATAGGGGAGCCCGATAGGGGCAAAGGGAATTTCGTCATCCCAATCCATAGGCGGGTCATTCTGTGGAGATTGTTGCTGTGGCTGCTGAGATTGTCTCGCTGGCTGTTGGCTTCCTGCCTGATTGCTGTTACCGCCAAAATCCAACTGGCTAACGATAATGACTGGCGCTGATTTTTTCTCTCCACCTTGGCTTGTCCATTCTTCCATGACGAACTCACCGGTTACTGTAACCTTTGTTCCTTTTGTTAAATACTCAGGTAACTTTTCAGCTTTAGGGCCAAACATTTTGCAGATAACCCACGATACTTTTTCGTGTTCACCGTAGCCCTGCTTTACAGGGAGACTGAATGATGCAACCGCCTTTCCGTTTGGAGTCCATCGCTGTTCGCAGTCTTTACCTAAGTTTCCGCTTGCTGTTATTGTGTTAATTGCCATTAAGAAGCCTCCGCATATTTAGTTAACTTTTCTATTTCTTCCTTGAGTTCATTCAAGAATTTACGAACTTCCTGTTCGATTTCTTGTGCTAACTCGTCATTAAAAACAATCCGTATTTTGAAATAGGCGAGGTTTACTGGAAGGCGATTGTCGTAGCTGACAAAGTCACACCATTTTCTCCCCGTGCACATCATTTGCCCGTGCATCTGTAATAGATATTCTGTCTTAGGCTTTCCTGTCCTAAGCGTTTCTAAGTGAGTTGCGGTGTTTGGGCATTTGATTTCAATAAGTCCATCTTCATCTACCAACCCATCAGGGCTAGCTCCGAATCCTTCGATAGATGGGTGAGGGATAAAGCCTGTTTCTGTCACCGTGGCGTCGAACTCATTGAGGCAATACATTTCCCTTGCAACTGCCTCAAGCTCGTTTCCACGTTCCATGCTGGCTGATTTAAAGGACTCTTCCTTTTGTCCTGTTAGCGTTTCGCAAATTAGCTGAGCCATATAATTTCTACGAGTTGCTCCGCTTCCTTTTGCCATTACTTTTGATAGGTTACTGGCGGTAACACATCCTAGTCTTTCCGCATACCATTCGTCAGTTCTCTGCTCCACTTGGCACCTCGGTAAATTCAGCATCGATGACTATAGAGTTTTTAATTCGTTCCTTTTCAGCGGATCCGATAATGGTTCGCTCATCCCCTGATAACTCCGTCCATAATTGTTTAAATGCGTCCATTCCTTTGTCTGCTGCCGCCTCGCATTTAGCGATTAGTTCAGCTCTTTTTTCGTGGCTTTCTTGCCCGTTAATAACACCAGTTGGCGTGTTTTCGGTGATTCTCTCGGCTTCGTCTTGGTCATAAATACCTGCAAAACCAAAGGCTAATCGAGCACATTGAATCATTGCCTTGTGCCGTAACATCCGTTTTGGGTGCGATTTCCAAGGCTGAGTGTTTCTATTACATTCATCCATGTACTCAGTAACCGAAGTAGGGTGGTTTCTATCTTTTCGGTAAATTTTGCAGGTGCAGGAATCGCCATCCATAACGAACTCCATACCATCGAAATTTTTATTCTCATTAATAATGCGTGACCAACCATCAACACCAACAACTGGAACAATTCCTGTTCTATCTGGGAAGGCGTAAATTTCTTTAGTCCAAGGGTTTAAGTTGTATTGATTGGCGACAATGAGAAGTGATAGAAACTGTTGGTCTGTTGCTTCGGCTTTAAATGCCGTGGATTTCAATGTTTGAATTAGGTCTTTCTCATCAATAGCCAGCTCTAACTTTTTGGCAAGTGAGCCAGCCATTGAAACTAGTGAGTTACTCATATTTTTCCCTTTGATTATCTCAGTAAGTTTTCAGACTTAGCGGCTTTGAATAATCCATTCCAAATACCATTAAGTTCAGATTCATTAAGTTTTTGTATTAGATGTGGAGTTTCATCCATGACCGCATCATAAAACCGCTGAGCCATTTCATTAGTTAGCTCATCATCCTGATTTGCTAAATGTTCCTGATTAGCTCGGGCATCGTAATATTCATACTCTGAAACTCTCATGCTGCGTCCTTACGTGAATGCGTACGCTCCACGAGCATCAACCTGACGTAAAATGCGATTTGTCTTTTCGCATTGCTGTTTAAATTTCCAATCAGCAAACAATAATTCGACTTGCTGCTCAGTCATTTCAGACTCGCGAAGTAGGGTGAATATTTGCTGTTTTATGTATTTCTGCTTTGCATTCATGCTTGACTCCATATGCTGTTTTTAATGTTTCATTTGCTTCGCTCCATCCGTTCTCATCATTGAGATAGCGTGCAATTCCAGCTTGTGATTGAGCTAAACAAAGTTTGTATTTATCTATATTCATGCTTATCTCCGGATGTGCGAAATCCTCACTTATCTTGCGATAGCGATAGAAAGTCCCCTGATGTTGGTGATATTTATTCGATTAAATATGAAAGAGGTAAGTTATTTTTAATGAATAATGTCTCTGACTAGTGTTCTTAATGCGGCTTTTTTGAGTGCAGTTTTCACCGCGGTATTCCCGATTAGATTTTTCACAAACTCATCCAATAGCATTTGAATATTTGGCTCATTTTCAGGTACAGATATTTCAGCCATACCTTTTACTTTTGGTTGCATTTCATCAGACAGAATGAGTTTCAAGTTAATATCTACTGATGCTTTTGCGTGTGGCATTTTGCCTCCTTATTAATCTTCTAGTGGGGTATTGTTGAGTGAGAGCTTTCGTAATTGCAATGCAAGTTAAGCTGCTTTTTTAAATTTCTGTATTCATGCTATTATTTCCCTTAGTACCAACTACTAAGGGATATAAAGCATGAAAGATCATCACATATCTGAGTGGGCGAAAGTCCGTGAAACTTCAATTGAGATTGCTCAAGCTATATTTGAGCTAGCTAAAAATGATGAAGTTTTAGCTGAGAAAATTTGGGAAGAAGGTTCTGATGAAGTGCTCCCTCTAGCTTTTTCTAAAACAACAGACGATAAGTTGTTTTGGGGCGAGCAGACAATCGAACGTAAAAACGTTTAGTCATTCAAAGCCCTTAATAGGGCTTTATCATATTTCTAATTCTTATCTATCACCCGCTCACCTAATAAGCTTTAAGCTCTCGCTGTCACTTCGCCTGACTCTAATAATGTTCCTGACGCCCTATATTTAGTTGAGTAAATACTAGCGTTAGGTAAGCAGGTATTATCTGCTGAGTCATAAACTTTAGTACTTCGAATTAATATTGCTTTTTCAACTCGGTTAATTGGTTTGCGCGTTAATGATAAGGTCGGGGGCTTTTTTTGTTTTTCTGATTTGCCATGTATTGCGGTTTTTAAGCTTTCGGTTAGTTCGTATGATTCTAGCAATGCCTTCCTGCGTTGCATTCTGCGTGATCTTGCATTGTTGTAGCCGTGAAAGTTACACATAGTTTCTCCTTGCAGTTTGCTTTGGTGATTGGTTATTGATTATTGATGGCATGTGCTAACTGCTAACTGCTAACACATCAGCCTGCTTATTAACCAATCCCAAAATCTACTACTGTTGGTTTGCGCTTTTTCAGCGCGAGTTGTTAAAGAGCTAACATTCTATTCATCTAAGGCTCCTTGCCTTTGGTGTAAATAATAATATGTATTTTACGCAAATGCGTCAAGCGCATATTTTGGTTTGATATCTACATTTATGTGATTCATACGCATCTTTATGATTTTTTTACTAAATTAATTTTATTTATTTTCTAGGTGAGAAATGAAAATCACACAGGTAGGGAATTATGGGCAAAAAAGCCCATTAGGGCTTTTATGTTTATTTGTGATTTCTTCTGTACAAAGACCACTCTTCAATTTTTTCACCAGAGGGGAGGGTGCAATATCCGACTTGTCCATCGTTGGTGTTAACTATGTCTAGTTTTCCACCTAATTTTGCACAATAAACAGAAGCAGGGTTAGCCATTCCTACTTGTGCAGGGGAGTTGTCATTTTTTCCTGAAGAGCAGGCAGTTAACGAAATTAGAGCTGATAAAATAATGATTTTTTTCATGTGGTTATCCGTTTGGGAGGCTGCGAATTTTACATACAAAAGCCCTCGTGGGGAGGACTGAGGTTATTTAAAGCTATTTACTGTTGTTTTGTCAGTAATACTCTGAATGTATCGTTAGCCAAAAAAGTAACCTTGTAAATCATCTTCTACAAGCTTAATAGCATCTGAAAAACTACCTAACATTTTTTCATCGTAATGATGCCAGTTACTGTCTTTATCCATCCATAGTAGTGACCAAGAGCCTGTGATTTTGTTATGTATTATTTTTGCTACAGGTTCTTCTACTCTTGAGTCACTCCATGTTAGCTGTCTAACCTCGAATATAACGACCGAGTCATCTTCAATACGATACTGTAAATCGAGCTCATCTCTGAGATGTTCTGCTGGGCGGCGTTTTTCTAAGAAAAATTCCAAGCACTTTTCAATATTTGCTAGTTCAATATCATTGAATGCCATGCTTTCTCCTCAAAAGGTCACCTAATTTTATACTATTCGATGTAGTGGATTAATATTGTCACACTTATCAATGTATTTAGTTGGTTTCACTATAGCTGCAACATAATGGATAGTATCTACTTGATTTGGCATTAACGTAATAGGTTTGTGTGCGTTATTGACACTAGTAAATTGATAGTCCCCATCTCTGGTTTTGTTGAATATCTTGATCATATTGTGACCTTCGATAGTTCTAACGAATACTTCATCACCAGCTCTAATACTTGTATTGGGTTCAACAACTACATACTCGCCAGATTGAATTCTTGGCCACATACTGTCGCCTTTGACCTTTAATCCGTAAGCATCTTTGTCATCACTATAAATCTTTAACCAGCCGTTATGCTCTTCCATCATATCAACAGCGCCATCTACACCAAGAACTGCTTCTCCTCGAACTGGCACTAGCCCGGATGGTAATTCACCAATGTATTCAATTTCGTCAAGTCGTACAGGGTTTTCAGTAAATAAATCTGCAACAGTGACGTCTAGTGCTGATGCTATTTTTACCAGTGTATTTTCTGAATAGCCTTGTTTATTAGTTTCTAGGCGAGAGATATTACCCACATCGCTACCAATAGCAGTGGCTAATTCAAGGATTGTCATCCCTTTACTTTTTCGTATTTCGCGAATTCTAGTTCCTATTTTCATACCTTAATTCAACTTTATTTATGCGTACTACACAAAGCGTATTGCGCATATTTATTTGTGTGGTAGTATGCGTAATACGCATTTAAAAGGAGTGAAATATGCAAACACCGTTAAGGAAAATTCGCCTAGAAAAGAAACTAACAATTTCAGAAGTTGCCAATGCTATCAATTGCGATGTTGGCAATTTGAGCAGATTAGAGCGAGGAACTCAGGCTGCTTCACTAGAGTTAGCTGAGAGATTAGCTAGATTCTACGGCGATAAAATTACAGAAATGCAAATTTTGTATCCACAAAGATATATGTAATCAAAATAGCTCTTTAACATGTCTGCGCTGAAAAAGCGCACTTTTAGATACACCCATAGGATCGTGGGTAACGGATTAACTGTATATGAAGGAATATAAATTATGGAAAACGCAAATTCACGCAAATCGTTTAACCGATTTGTATCCAATCACTTGGTGGCAACCGCTTATCAAGTTATCAGAACAACATCTCAAACAGTCATCGCTAAATCATTAGGCGTTCATGACTCAACTATCACTCGTAGAACCGAAAAGATACCTGAGCTATGCGAGACATTAGCAGCGGCAGGGGTAATTGATTTTGTTTTGCCGGGTGAAAAGAAAATTAGTGAAGAGGAATACAGATTTTTGTGGAAGCAAATTGGCGAGCTTTCACGCTTGCTTACTCGAGAAAACGCCCCAGTTGTTGGAGCAACTGAGGCGCATTAATTATTTAATTTCACAAGGTAATTATAAATGAAAATGAGTTACATCACAAATCGATATGGAGGTCGCTATGAATACAGCGGAGGTATTTAAATTTCCCGTTAAGCCGGAGAAACCAAGAATGGCAGAGTTGGATAGTGGCTATACAAAGCTTGCCAACGAGTTACTTGAATCGCTGATGTGCTGCGACCTAACCGCAAGGCAATTTAGAGTCATGCTTGCGTTAATTCGTAAAACTTATGGTTTTGGAAAGAAAAGTGATCGAATATCTGACTCTCAATTAGCTGAGAAGACCAAACTATCAAGGCAGAACGTTAATAAGGCAAAGAATGAATTACTTTCAATGAATTATATCATTCTTGATGGTAAAAAAATTGGTGTCAACAAAGAGGTTTCAGCATGGAAAAATCAATCTAGAGACAGTGTCTCTAACTTAAAGACAAAAAACGTCTCTAACTTAGAGACAAATGATGTCTCTAATCTGGAGACACACAAAAGAAATACTTTAAAGAAAAAAGAAATAAATAATATATCGTCAGAGAATTCTATCGAATCCCCTGACCAACCATCCGAAAAAATTTCAGTGGTTGATCCCAATGCTGTTGTTTGTTCCCCCAAAGGTAACAAGTGGGGAAATGCTGATGACCTCAAGGCAGCTCAATGGATTTACTCACAAGTGTTGATAATCAGTCCTACATCCAAAGAGCCAAACTGGTCATCATGGGCTAATGATATTCGCTTGATGAGGCAATTAGACGGATATTCACACAAAGATATTTGCCGATTATTCCAATGGGCTAACCGCGATTCGTTTTGGTGTAGCGTCGTGTTATCTCCTGCAAAACTTCGCAAAAAATGGGCGACTTTAGTCATTCAAAGTCAGCAATCAAACCGAAACAAACGAGTTGTAGAGCAAGAGCCAACACAAAGTTGGAATACTCGTGAAGCATGGGAGAATGAATTTATATGAAACCTCATTTGGCAACTGTAATTGCTAATCGTGATGCAGGCGCACTGACTAAAATTGCTCAAGACAGTACGCCGCAAAAAATAGTAAGCCCACAGGCTGAGCAACTTGTTGATGTGCTATTCCGAAACCTGAAACAAATCTTTCCTGCTGCAGTAAATACCATATTCAAAAATGAAAGCGACGAACTCGCAGCTAAACGCCAGTGGATTGCCGCTTTTGCTGAAAATGGAATTACTACCCGCGAGCAACTTCAAAACGGAATGAGACACGCGAGGGCTAGTGATTCGCCTTTTTTCCCTGCTGTCGGTCAATTCATCAAGTGGTGCAAACAGGAAGAATTTACTCAGCTCGGATTACCCACGGAAAATGAACTATACGACGTGTTCAAAAAGTATTGCTCAGAGCGAGGTTGGCGTAGATTTAATTGGCAGTCGAACGCTTGTTACTGGATGGTCACTAAAATTTACTCAGAAATGCGAAGTCGAAACTTATCGGATTCAGAGGTTATAAAACTTTGCGCGTCTGAGCTTAAGACTATGGCTAATCGTATTAAATCTGGTGAGAAAATACCTGTTCCAGTTTTGCAACTTGAAAGCGCAGTGATACCCACTAAGCGTGACAAAGCGTTATCAATCATTGCTGAGTGGAAAAGCAAATATGGATTTAAATAAGGGGAGCGATAAAACGATTGGAGCGGCCAGTGGGAATCGAACCCACATCATCAGCTTGGAAGGCTGAGGTAATAGCCATTATACGATGGCCGCTAGGTAAAAACTGATTAATTAACGAGTTAACGTTATTAGGCTACGCCTCAAAACTAATTTTCGCAAGGGTAAAATAGGAGGCTAATTGACAGATGATATCTGTCTCCACAAATCTAATCTCAAAGGCATTTTCAAAACCCTCTCAGAAGTAACAGAAACCGGTAAGCGATACCGAATCAGAATCACCGAATGGCGTGACCTCAGAACAATACCAATGAACAGAACATGGCGCATGTGGATAGAAACTACAGGCGATTGGCTACGTGCGCGTGGTGTTGTCATTGATATTAAAAATGGAGCTGGTGAAGTCGTTCTATCAAAGCCAATCACTAATGAAGAAACGCATGAATATTTTGTCGGTCACTGGTTAGGTCGCGATGAAAACGGAGAGCGTGAGAAAACTAGCAAGATGGATAAAGCACGGATGCTCTACATGATGGAGAAACATGAGCAATGGTGTATTGAGAAAGGCATCCCAATCATCATCCCCAATAACTCGGAGTATATGAAACTTAAGGAGCAACAAGAGAGATGAGAAATGAGGCTGAAGTGTTTATGAGCGCACTTATTACCCTTAAATTATGCTGGGCTATTCATAAATCAAATGATGAGGTCAGGAAGTGTGCTGGGGTGTTAAAGCGCAAATTTATATTACCGCATGCAGTAGATGCTATGAGGACGATAGAGTTAAGCGAAAACCCGATGGTTGTGATTGTAGTCGCTGAGTGGGGTATTCAGGAGAAATAAATGGCATTAAAACGCGACAAGCACGATATTCTGTTTTCGCAGTTGGTCCGGGAAAGAGCAAATTATGAATGCGACTACTGCGGAAGACAATTTAGACACGAACCTTCAAAACTCCACTGTTCACATTTCAAATCACGACGACACAAATCAACCCGATACCATCCCTTTAATGCTTTCGCTCACTGCGTAGGTTGCCATCGAAAACTCGGCGAAGACCCACACGAATTCAATGCTCACGCTGTTATTACTTACAGCGAAATGACGATTGACCGCGTAGCTCGTTTAGCAGGTACTTCAGTGAAGTTGAAACCGTGGCAAATGGATGAGTTATATCAGCACATGAAGATTGAGCTTAAAAGAATTCAGGCGCTACGGGCTAGCGGTGTAATAGGTCGGATTGAGTTCACGTTACCTGATTGGTACCAGCAAGGGATCACTTATCAGATGGGGGATTTATGAAAGCTGAAATCACGACTATTCCAGAGTTGCTTATTAAGACATATGGAAACATGGCAGAGGTTTCTCGGTACCTAGGATGCTATCGCGCGACAGTAAAAAAATATTCTACCGATGTTAAGGCTGAAAATCATGCTGTGATAAATGGGCGATTAATGACTATGTACAAGACAAGAGAAAGAGGCACTTCAAATCTCGCCAAAGAATCAGATAGTGCCATTTCTATAGCTAAACGTATTAACGCTGAATCCGACGGCAAAAGCTCGCAAATTAATACGAGGTAACGGATGCGTAATATTCAACAAGTACTAGAAATGTGGGGCGCATGGGCTGCGGATAACATCGAGTCAGTTCAATGGTATTCGACAGCGGCAGGATTTAGTCGCTTAATACCTAGTAAGGTGAAATCTCGACCTCAATGTTGTGAAGATGACGCCATGATTATCTCTAGCTGTATGGCTCAATTAAGTATAAAGAATAGAGAGATGCATGACCTGCTACTGGATTATTATTTATTTGGGAAAACATTCATGCAGCTAGCTAGAGAACATAAATGCTCAGATACCCATATAGGGAAAAAACTTCAAAAAGCGGAGGGGGTCATTGACGGAATGTTGATGATGTTAGACATAAAATTAGAATTAGATAGGTATGTAGAGAAGATTTAATAAAATACTTTACGATCGTAAAATAGCTGATATTGTGATAAGAATGACTACAACGTCAGCAGCTTATGAGCCTCACTTCAGTGGGGCTTTGTTTTCTGCAAAATTTGAGTGAATTGTATGAGATTGAGTAGTTTATTCCCTGTATTTTTATTAATTGCCCCAACCGCATTTGCTATAGACACTTTGGACCCTAAGATTGAATATTATTCAGATGTGACTTTAGCTAATTTTAGTTCGGGACAAATAGAAGGGGGACGCTATTTTTGTGTGAAAGCAGTGAATCATGGTGGCGATGTTGTCGCTTGTGCCGTTTCTAATAAATCAGAATGGGCATCATCTTATGATCAGTTTTTTCAGCAAGCTTATTACAATTATACAACTGGAAATAAAGTAAGGTTGTATGTCCAGCCAAATGTATGGACTCACCCAAAATTTAGTCACACCTTCTCTAATAAAGCGATAGCTGGATTTGCTAGTTGTAATAATGGGTTCTGCATGGGACCAACAAGATAAATATGTTAAATGATGATGAGTGATGGCATACAACATGTAATATTAACGTATTGATAATATGTGTTTTTATATGTTTTATTGAATGATTAAAACTGATGGCGGGTATTTACACTTAATTTTTCTTAAGTTAAGTGGTATTCATCATGAAAAAATCTGTCTTGTTAGTCACTCTATCATCCTTATTCCTTATCTCTTGTGCGACCAAACAATATCCACAAGCAGCAGTATTAACCGCTGAAGAATCATCTATCATGACTTGTAATGACCTTAAGATAGAAATAGCTAAAACCCGCGGTATTCAGAACGAAATCGAAAGTACAGGGGAGTTTGATGGGAAAACAGTTCTTGGCTTCTTAGGTGATTTTGGTATTGGAAATGGTATGGCAAAGGGTGATGCTAGAAAAAAAGTACAATCTCGCCTTACTCAGCTAGAAAGCCTTAAATCCATTAAATGTAATTAATGTTATTTTAGAGTCATCACATTTTATTAATACAAGGCTGCGTCTTACGTGGCTTTTATTAAATTGCATTTGATGTATGGGTTGTTAAAACATTAAATGGTTATTTATCATTGGGTTATTTCTCTATTTTTGTATTGAATATATTGTTAAATCCATATTGATTATTAAAATAATCGTAGTATCTATGAAATAACCTTGCTATATGTAAGGATGTGTGAGTAAATGTACTCATCGGTTTGGAAGTACAGACCTATTTATGAAAGCAAGTTTTGAAAAGTTCCCCCGTCTAGCGTTATCCCATAGATACCCATTCGTAGTGAATTCCTTCTAATTAGTTCCATAAGTATCAAGAAAAATCAAACCTATACGCCATGTGGCAACAATTAAAAATTCAAAGGAATTCAATATGTCTAATACAATGACTGGTTTAGTAAAATGGTTTAACGAATCTAAAGGCTTTGGCTTTATTTCTCCTGAAGATGGAAGCAAAGATGTGTTTGTTCACTTTTCTGCAATCCAAAGTGATAGCTTCAAAACCCTTAATGAAGGGCAAAAAGTCAGCTTCTCAGTAGAAAATGGCGCAAAAGGTCCAGCTGCTGTAAATGTAGTGGCACTTTAAGATCGACCTCTTTATGAGATGTCCGTAAGATAAAGGCACTCTATATAGACTCTATCATTTTGAAGCAACCAAGAGTAATCATTCCGGTGCTAAATGTATTTTGTAAGTCAGCGATGTAAGCTGCTTAGTATAATGCTTAAAATTTCAAAACCCAGCCAATAAGCTGGGTTTTTTGCTTTCTAAAACAAGTAAAGCTTGAAACTGAGAAGTTTGTAATATGAAACAATAGTAAATATTAAGCCCCACTTCAGCGGTGCTCTTCTATGTGAGGGTAAAAGAGCCCACATATAGTAAGTGCACAAAGAACATGATTGATAATATCAATATCATGCTCAGTAGCAGAATAACTGAATTTTTTAGAAAACTGATATGTTTTGGATTTTTTAGTAGAAATATCAAAACCGTTGGAATAATCATGCCTAGAATTGATGCATATGTTAAATATTTATCCAAGTCTCGAAACATAGTAAATTCCATTTAAGTTAATTTCTTAACGTTGTAGCATGCATTAATTCAAATTCCAACTATTCGGAATTTCCGGATAGTTCATGTGGTAGATGTAAAGCATCCAAGATAAGGTGAGATGAAATTGAACTCGGTAGCTATGGTATGAGTAAGAAAAAGACACTGAATGGGAAAAATTTGCTCCCAGCAATTCTCTTTTATATTGGGATTATTGGATATCTTTGTTTTGCTATTTTTAATTTTGGGTCATCAAGTGGTGGATTGTTTGGTGATTCTTTCGCTCATACATTTTATTATGCCAAATTATCATTTTGGTACGCCTTATATTCTTTTGTATGTATTTCTTTTTGTTCTCCGGCATCGGAGAAGGAAAATAAAGAATCACCTACAAGGTTGCATACTGACATGGCAAAATTGCAGAGTGGATTAGCTATAATCCTAGCAATTGCAGCGTTTACATAAAATACTCCACATTTCTATAGGTCGCTTGATGCGGCTTTTTTCCTTATATAGCCACCGCAAATCACACACAACATGTTTAATTACTGCAATTTTGCGGTCGGCTTTTTATTAACTCAATCTCAGGCACTCCGTAGGGGTGAAATCATGCGTATGGATAAATATAGCAACGCAGCCTACGGCAGTGCTGGGCTTACAGCATTTTTCGCAAGCTTATCACTTTATGAGTGGGGCTTTATTATTGGGATGGCGTTCAGCATCATTCTTGGTCTCGCTACTTTTTTCATGAATAGACGGGAGCAACGAAAGCGAACTCGTTTATTCGAAGAACTGGTTCATAAAATCGATCCTCAAAACCCTTCAGCAAAATCTAAAGTTGTCGCCAGTCTGATGGCGAAAGCTCCTAAGGATATCTAATGTCACTCAAACAAAAACTAACTGTGCTTGTTAGCGCAGGGGCTACGGCTATCGCTTTAACGGTGATTGCGCATTTTGAAGGTGTTAGATATGAGCCCTATGAAGATGTGGGCGGGGTATTAACGGTCTGTTATGGCCATACGGGAAAAGACATTGTCACCAATAAAATTTACTCAGAAGAAGAATGCTACGAATTGCTTGAGGCTGACTTTCAGCGAACAAAGTTGCAGGTCGATAAATTGGTTAAGGTGCCAATTGACGAGTACACCAAAGCTGCACTGTATTCATTCGCATTCAATGTTGGTACCGGCGCATTTGCTAAGTCGACGATGCTTAAAAAGCTAAACGCCGGTGACAAATATGGTGCTTGTGAAGAGCTAAAAAAATGGGTTTACGCTGGCGGTAAGGTATGGCGTGGTCTAGTTAATCGTAGAGAAGCGGAGGCGGCTATATGCCATGGAAGTATGTAGTCGCAGTGATTGGATTAATTATCTATATAGCCGCATTTCTGGTGAGTGGATTTTATTTACTCACAGATAACACATGTGGCATTGATAAGACCAGTTTAGAAAAGCGCTGCCAGAAAGCCATCGACCATTACAAAGGTCGGTAAATTAATTTTTAATCATCTATATGGTAACTACCATGAATACAGTTAGAGCATTACTATTTATCGCTGCATGGGTAGCCATATGGGGAATGTGGAAACAGCACGAGAGAATAGGTGAATTAAACTCTAAGAATGCTGAATTGTTCGTTGAGCTGACAGAACAAGTCAAAATCAATAAAGATTACCAAGAACGTGTTCAAGCCCTTCATGAACTCGATATTAGACATACTCAGGAGCTAGCTAATGCAAAGATTGAAATTGATGAGTTGCGTATTGCTTCTGAGCGTAATCCTGAGCGGGTGTACATCCGAGTCAGCTGTAAAAAAGCCGAAAGCACTACCACCTCCGGCTTGGATGATGCAATCACCACCAGACCTACTGACTCCGCTATCGGAAATTATTGGCTACTCAGGCAGCGAATCGCAGAGTCCAAGCAAATGATACTTGGCTTGCAAGATTACATTAGAACGGAGTGTTTAAACCAATAGTAGTTGAGCTTATAGTTTGTCTTATGTCACATTATATAAATTAAGACGATCTGGTTTTCCAGTCAGCAAAAATAGGTATAGCAATAATTTATTATGAGCAAACTATATCAACTTATTATAAGCGAACGAGGAAAAGATAACTGGTATTCGAAGTTGTCAAATGACGCAATATCTCGTATCGCCGCAAAGTGTGGTCGAGATGAAATAGCAGAAGCGCACATTAAACTCAAATATTTTAAATCTGAACTAATGGTCGTGCCTGACTGGGACGGAGATACTCAAGATGACATCTGGAGAGCGATTGAGTTATTTAGGGCAATACTAGCTGAATGCAATAAATAAGATTAGAGTGATACGGTATAGATGTAGCTTGTTTTGCCTTTATGCATCAGCAGGTGTAGAACAATAATTTTTTGTGAGGGAAAAATAAAAATGCCCCAGATATCGGGGCGAAGTAGAGAATAATAGTTCATGAATGTAACGTCACTATACGTTAATCGTGAATGACCACAACATTAAAAAGGTAGTAATCTCAAGCGGATATTACGAATCCGAGCCTCGCAAAATAGCGAAGTTTTTAATAGAAAGTATAGTTATACGAAAAATTGAACAGCAAAGAGTCTCGGTAGGTTAGCCTAGATTGTAATCGCGATAGCGGCAGAGAAATTTACAAAAGTAAATAACACAAATTAATTTCTCGTTGGCGACCATTTGCTGGGAGATGATTGCGTTTTATTAAGTTGGTAATGAGAAAGGAAAGGGCTTTGTGGCAAGCCCTTTTGGGGCAAATTATTTTTTTGTATAAATAATTTTTTGTGTTTCATTAGAACAGTTACCTACAACAGTACCTTGTTGTGAAGCAGCTTCTTCATTTGAAACGACAGTAATGGTAAAGCTCTCTGCAGGTACGCCATTGTTAATAATCTTCTGCGTAATTTCTTCAACAACGCTTTCGCATGAAGCACTTGCAATGGCTGGAATAAATAATGTCATTAAAGTAGCAATAATTATTCTTCTTTTCATATGCAATATTCCTTATAAGCTAGAGTCAGTTAATAGAAATTCTTTCAAAAAAGCTTAATAAGTATACTTAAGTGAAATATTTGAAGCTATCCGTTGATAGCAGTAAAACACTAGAAGATATCTTCATCTTTAACCCGCTAGTGTTTTATTAATCGGTTAAATGTAGGTTTTACTCGGCTACTCTCTGTATTGCTTTGCCTCCAGCCTCTATGTCTTCACCAACACCTTTAGTGGTGTTACAGGCAGTTAATGTGAAAACAACAGCTAATGAGCAGATGAGAAAACTGATTTTTTTCAACATATTGTCTTCCTTTTAGGTGTGAAGTTATAAGTCACAAAACATCATAGTTTAACTATAGCAGAACAATTTGATTGATATTTTCATTTGCATAGAGCTGTCATATTAATATTAACCTCTAGCATAGATGTTAAATCAGAAGGTCAGTGATATCTGACAAATAAAAATGAGCTGCTATATTTTAAGTGTTAATACTTATTATGTGATCAATCAACATTAGCAATGAAGGGTACATTCTATGATATTAGAAGAGATATTTATCCGTATGCTTAATGTATTCCAATACTTATTAATTGGCTTCCTTCTATTTTTATTATCGATAGCTTTACCTATTTGGCTAGGATAGTCTTACAGTCTCTGTGTTTCGTAAGTATCTTGAGAATGAATCAGGGGGGCTGTAATGGATGGTTGTCAAAGGGACGAAACTAAGTATTTTCCCTGGACTGGTGCGGCATTAAAAGTTGCATTAGTAATGACAGTAGAAACTATGATGTTGACGCCAGAAGAAGCGGAGAGCCAAAATATTACTGTTGTAGTTGGTCCATTTGCTAGACCATATAAGGAAATATTGGCCATTGCAGAAGAGTATGGTGAAAAGGTGATCCCTAAATCAATGGGTGATATCTAGCCAGATATAAAATGATAAGAATTCTCGTAGACCCGCTTAGTGCGGGTTTTTTATTATCAAATTAACTATGATTTTTATATTTTGAAGTGCTCATATGTTGTTATTTCATACTTATTTTCGTATGGGTCGGTGAAATAGATGGATATCGACACATCATGGTCAACGATAGAAAATTGAATGTTGTTGATTCTCAGGTGTTCTATGAATTCCATCAGTGTAGTCTTATCTGTACGAAAAGCGATTGTGTTACCGATGCTTTGTGATGTCCTTTTAAATAAGGAAAGGTGGACATCATTATTGTTTATGACTAATGGACCACCCTGGTCAAACCAAAACTTGTATTTGGGTGTAACGGTAAAGAATAAAATATCTTTATACCATTTTACGGCTTCATTGAGGTCATCGACATATACATGCACATGGTCTATTGAAGTTAGTTTCATTTGACTCTCCTTTAAATATTTAAAATAACATACCTTCAATGTAAATATTTTCGCTAAAAATGGTTTTAATTTGTTATGAGAAACTCTTTAAGAAATGTTAATAGTTAAAGCATAAGTGTTTTCTTGCTGAAGGTTTTAGATTTTTGGTGAAACCAATCGACAGAAGAATTGCTGGCTAAGATGTAAAGATAAGAGTTTGTAGATAAAAAACCCCTTATTGCAATGAACACAATAAGGGGGATTGCAGCAATACTAAATATTGCATTTAGCAATGAAATTAACAATGAAAAACTAAAATACAACAATTTAATTGTTATTGTTCTGATTTAAATCAAATTAAAGATTTTTGTGAAAGATGCAGATCTTGTTTTTGTATTGGCTTTTTGATTTATCATGAGGGTGAATAATGTTCAAAAGACCAGATTGGGAGGCTATTGAGTCTGCTTACCGAGCTGGCGTAATGTCTATAAGAGAAATAGCCTCTCAATATGAGATAACCCATCAAGCGATAAGTAAACGCGCAAAGAAAGAAGGATGGGAACGAGATTTAAAGGCAAAGGTTAAGGTTAGAGCTGAAAACTTGGTTGCCAAAAGAGAGGTTGCCACTCTGGTTGCCGCTGAGAAGGCTATTTCTGAGCGGCTACTTATCGAAGCTAATGCTGAAGTCATTGCAAATGTTCGTATGGAACATAGGGGTGATATTCGCAGGGCTAGGGAGTTAACCAACAGTTTATTTGATGAGCTATCTGCTGAATGTACGGATGTACCTGCTTTAAGGAAGCTAGGTGAATTAATGTTTGAGCCTGATAGCAATGGGCGAGACAAACTCAATGAACTCTACAATTCAATCATCTCCCTCCCCGAACGTGTTAAATCTGCTAAAGCATTAAGCGAGACACTTAAAAACCTAATTGGACTTGAGCGCCAGGCATACGGGCTGGATGACGCGCAGCAGAATAAAGTATCCGACTCTATATCGTCACTGATGGACGACCTATCGAAGGAATAAGTATGAAGCCAGAATATCTTGCATTATTAAGAGATAAGCTCTGGCGACTTAATCACTTGTACTGGATCACCAACAAAGAAGGTAAGCCAGTTCGATTTAAAATGACGCCTGAGCAGCTTGAATACTTTGAAGGGATGCATACGCGAAACATTATCTTAAAGGCTCGTCAGCTGGGTTTCACTACTGAGGTTTGCATTATCCAATTAGATGCAGCGTTATTTGAGGCGGCTAAATGTGCATTGATTGCTCATACACTTAACGATGCTAAAAGGCTATTTAGAGAAAAGATAAAGTATGCCTATGAAAAGCTACCCGAAGAAATTAAAGCTGCAAATCCGGCGAGTAATGATGCGGCTGGTGAATTGGTTTTTAGCAAAGGCGGGTCACTTTATATCAGCACGTCATTTCGTGGTGGCACTCTTCGATACTTGCATGTATCTGAGTTCGGAAAGATATGTGCAAAGTACCCTGAAAAAGCTCGTGAGATAGTTACTGGTGCGTTTGAAGCTGTATCAAGTGACTGTTTTACGACAATTGAAAGCACTGCTGAGGGGCGAGCTGGCTATTTCTATGATTATTGTCAGTCGGCCGAGAAAGCGCAAATTCAGTGTAAAACGCTATCTAACTTAGATTGGAAATTCTTTTTCTTTTCATGGTGGAAGAATCCTGAGTATGCGATTGATCCTGTTGAGCAATTGTCACAGCGATTAATTGATTACTTTGATGAGATATCCCGCAAGCATGGCATTCACCTAGATGAGCATCAGAAAGCGTGGTACTACGCAAAAGAAAAAACACTTGGCGATGATATGAAGCGGGAATATCCGTCAATACCCTCAGAGGCATTCCAGCAATCGGTTGAAGGTGCTTACTATGCTAAGCAGTTCAGATTCCTCTACGAAAATAAGCGCATTGGTTCACTCCCTGATAATTCACATTTACCCGTTCATACGTATTGGGATATTGGCGTTGGTGACTCAACCTCAGTTTGGTTTATTCGTGAAGTAGGTGATGAATTCCATGTGATAGACCATTACTCAAACAGTGGTGAAGGTCTAAGACATTATATGAAAGTACTGAAAGATAAAGGCTACACATACGCGAGTCATAATGGACCACATGATATTGATAACCGCGAGTTTGGTTCAGATGCGAAATCACGTAGAGAACTAGCTCGTGAAGGGTATGAAATTGATGGGCAAGTTTACTCAATTCGATTTGACGTAGTGCCAAAGCTTTCGATTGATGAAGGTATTGAGGCTGTACGTGAAATTCTCCCTCGTTGTGTTTTTGATGAACATAAATGTGCTGAAGGCATTGCTCATCTTGAAGCGTATCGCAAAGAGTGGGATGACAAACGAGGGTGCTGGAAAGATAAACCTCTTCACGACTATACATCACATGATGCTGATGGATTTAGATATTTTGCTGTAAGTAGGCGAAATGTTAAACGCCCAGCATTTGAAATCAACTTAGGAACAACCTTCTGATGAGTATAAATAATGTTGATTTTACTCGACCGGAGTATAAAACGGCTGCTCCTCAGTGGGAGTTAGTGCGCTCGGTTTGTCGAGGTGGTGAAGATATAAAAAGTTATCTTCCTGAGCTTGAAGAGCAAGACAATAAGCGCAAAAAGAAACGTAATAAGGACTATCAAGACCGTGCGGTGTTTTATCCAATAACAGGTAACACTCGTAACGGTATGATAGGGATGGCATTCAAGAAAGACCCACTAGTTGCGGTCACTGAAAAACTGTCTTGTTTAAAAGATGATGCTGATGGTGCAGGTTCAAGCATTTATCAATTAGCTCAATCCTCTCTTGAATCGATATTGGAAGTGGGACGGCATGGGTTATATGTTGATTACAACAGCGACTCTAAGCTCCCGTACATATTTCAATATCAAGCTGAGGATATCATTAATTGGCGAGCAGACCGTATCAACGGTCGAACCATTTTAACGCTGGTGGTTCTTCGTGAAATGGTTGAGGAAGAGGATGGTTTTGGATTTAAAGATACCATTCAATACCGAGTACTAGCGATAGAAGATGGCAAGTTTCTCTGCAGAGTATATCGTAAGCCTGCTGGCAGCAGCGTGTATAAAATCCACTCTGAATATATTCCTGAACGTGCAGGTAATGGTGCTTGGGATGAAATTCCATTTACGTTTATTGGCGCTCAGAATAACGATCACACTATTGATGAAGCTCCATTGTTAGGGCTAGCAAAAATCAATTTAGGGCATTATCGAAATTCAGCAGACTACGAAGATTCAGTGTTTTTTTGCGGGCAAGTACAGCCTTATATTGGTGGATTAAGTGAGCAATGGCGCGACTGGCTACAAGAAAAAGGTGTCATGGTCGGTTCTCGTTCACCAATCTTATTGCCTGATAAAGGTTCTTATGGATACGTTCAAGCTCAGCCAAATATGTTGGCTAAAGAAGCTATGGATAGTAAGCGCGACTACATGGTGGCTTTAGGCGCTCAGTTAGTTTCTTCAGATAGTAAAGTCAAAACGATTATTCAATCTGTGGGAGAGCAAAGTGCTCAAACCTCTATTCTCAGTATTTGTTGCTCAAATGTCTCAGATGCGTTTAGCAAAGCGTTAATGTGGTGCGCCGAATACTTAGGTTTAGATACTAAAGACACTTCTTTTGAAATTAACAAAGACCTCGTTAATCACATTGCTGACAGTTCGATGATCCGTGAAATTGTTGCTGCGTGGCAATCTGGAGCAACGCGTAAATCTGATTTGGTGAGAAGTTTACAAAAATATGATGTTATCGACCCCGCTGATGATGTTGATATGGTGGTTGATGAGCTTAACAACCAAGAGCCGACAATAGTAGGTGAAACATGAAATCAGTGAATGAGCGATTAAGGGATGAATTGATTGCTCACTCTTTGTTTTCTGGTCGTTATTCTACGGGTGTTGCAAGGCGCATGATAAATGCACTCAATGAATTTGACGCTGAATTAACAGCTTCGCTTATTGTTGCTTTAGATGATGCCACTATTGACATTAATAGCTTTACTTCAAGGCGATTAGAGTCATTACTATCGAGCGTGAAAGCTATTAATACGCGTGCAATTGATAGCGCTTTTACGTTGTTAATAGGCGAAATGAGAGAGTATGCATTGCATGAAGCTGGTTATTACTCCTCATTACTTGATGCTTTATTGCCTGATGCTGTTCTACGCCAATACCCGCTTATGGGTATTACAGAGGAGATGTTATTTTCCTCAGTAATGTCTCGCCCATTTCAAGGGAAATTACTCACTGAATGGGCTAATGGTTTAGAAGCAGATCGCATGAAAAGAATAGGCAATGCTGTTCGTAGTGGTTATTTAAATGGAGATAGCACTGTAGAGGTTGGTCGCAAGATTCGCGGGCATGCAAGCCAAGGTTACAAAGATGGCGTATTACAACTAAGCCGAGCTAACGCAACAGCAATAGCAAAGACAGCAATTAATCATTTGCAAGCCACAGCACGAGAGCAATTTGCGGAGGCGAATAAAGACATTTTTGATTGCAAGCAATGGTTATCAACCCTTGATAATAAAACCTCTCATGTCTGCATTGTGCGAGATAGGTTGAAGTATACATTGGAAGGTAAACCAATAGACCACAAAATCCCCTATCTACAAGGTCCCGGTAAAATCCATTTTAATTGTCGCTCAACGGAAACTTTCGTCACTAAGTCATGGCGTGAATTAGGTATTGATGTGAATGAGATGGACGCAGGGACGAGAGCATCAATGGATGGGCAAGTTCCAGCTGAGACCAATTTTCTTGATTGGGTGCAGCGACAACCAGAATGGCGACAACGGCAAGTGTTCGGTGAAACACGATTTAGATTAATGAAAGAGGGCGGTATGCATCCTTCTGAATTTTATACAGATAAGGGAGAATTTATTTCGTTAGAGCAACTCAAGAAGCTAGACGAAAAAGCATTTAAATATGCGGGTTATAGCTAATCAATTAACGATTTAACAAGGTCACTTCGGTGACCTTTTTTATTGTCTAAATTCGGCCAAGGGCTGGTTTTATTTTAACGCGCTAGGCGCAATGAATCCCAAGGGGAACAACATGTTATTTATGAATATCAAACGCAAATATTACTCACAGGCTGATGATGGCGCTGGTGGTGGAAGTGGCGGAACTGCATCAGTAATCACACCGGAAATTCAAGCCATTATCGATAAAGCAGTCGGTGAACAAGTAGCTGGGTTGAAGGCTAAACGTGATGAGTTATTGGGTAAGCTCAAAGAGCAAAACGATAATCTCAAGCGTTTTGATGGTATTGATCCCGATGCTGTACGTGGAATTCTCAAGCGTTTTGAAAATGATGAAGAGGCCAAGTTAATCGCTGACGGCAAAATTGATGAGGTCATTAATAAACGTACTGAGCGCTTACGCAATGACGTTGATAAACAGCTGAAAGAAGCCAATAGCCGAGTGGAAAGGGCTGAGGCTTTTGCTAATAAATTTCGCCAACGTGTATTGGGAGATGAAGTACGCTCTGCTGCTGGTAAAGCCGGCGCATTAGCTAGCGCACAAGAAGACTTAATTTTACGTGCCAAAGGCATTTTTCAAATCAACGATGAAGGTCAGGCCGTAGCCGTTGATGATGATGGTAATCCAATTATGGGGAAAGATGGCCGAACACCGTTATCACCTGTTGAATGGGTCGAATCATTAAAAGAAAGCGCGCCTCATTTGTTCCCTGCTGCTTCAGGGACGGATGCAGGAAAACATAAACAAGGTGGTGCACACCTTAAACGCTCTCAAATGTCTGCGAGTGAGAAAGCTGATTATATTCGCCGATATGGACGTGACACATTTTTAAAACTACCTAAAGAGTAAAGGAAGATAAGTAATGGCTACGACGACTAATAGCGATTTAGTAATTTACAACGACTTGGCGCAAACAGCGTTTTTAGAGCGTCGCCAAGATAATTTAGCCGTATTTAATCAGGCATCGAATGGTGCCATTGTGCTTGATAACATTTTTATTGAAGGTGATTTTCGTAAACGTGCTTTCTATCAAATTGGAGGATCGATTGAGCATCGTGATGTTGATTCAACAGGAACAGTAGAGAGTAAAAAAATTGGTGCGGGCGAATCTGTTGAAGTGAAAGCTCCATGGAAATATGGTCCATATGCAACAACGGAAGAGGCATTTAAACGTCGAGGACGAGATGTATCTGAATTTTCTGAGCTAGTTGGTATTGATGCTGCTGATGCATCTCTAGAAGGTTACATTAAATATTCCTTAGCCGCATTGGGGGCAGCTATCGGCAGTAATGCTGATATGGTCGTGACAGCAGACATTGCTACAGATGGGAAAAAAACACTCACCAAGGGGCTGCGTCGATATGGGGACAAGTTTAACCGTGTAAATCTCTTCGTCATGCACTCTACTACGTATTTCGATATTGTTGACCAAGCGATTGATAACAAAGTATACGAAGAGGCTGGTGTGGTTATCTATGGTGGGCAGCCGGGAACGTTAGGTAAACCCGTATTGGTAACAGACAGTGCGCCAGTTGATGCTATTTTTGGTCTTGTTCCTGGAGCTGTGACTATCATCGAGTCACAAGAACCAACCTTCCGCTCATTTGAGATCAATGATAAGGAAAACTTAGAAATTGGGTATCGTGGTGAAGGCGTTGTTAACGTCGGTGTGCTTGGGTATAGCTGGGATGAATCAAAAGGTAAAAACCCAGATCTAACCAAGTTAGGTACTGCGGGTAACTGGAAAAAACATTTTACGAGCAACAAACTGACAGCAGGTGTGATGATTAAATTAACTGCTCAGGGCAAAAATGCAGTAAAGCAATAGAGCCAGAAGTAGCTAAAAGGAAAAAAACTACTGATGGCAAGTGAAGATAGGGGCGTAATGCCCCTTTTTATTTTGAGGTGGTCATGATTGATGCCGATAAAAACTCACCTACGTTTAATAGTTATGCTGGCATTGAAGATTTAAAAGCATATGCGAAAGTCAGGAATTTAACCCTATCAGACAGTAAATCACTCGAATCATTACTCATCGTTGCTATGGACTTCTTAGAATCCCAAAAATGGCAGGGTAAGCGTTCCGACAGTACGCAACCTTTATCTTTTCCTCGTACTGGATTGTTTCGTGATGGGGTTGAAATTGCTAGTGATGCGATTCCTCATCAGGTTATACAGGCTCAGTGTCGCCTTGCACTTGAAGCACAAGAGAATGAATTGCAGCCAACATTAGGTGCAGAAATAATTTCTGAACGTATTGAGGGAGCAATTGATTTGAAGTATGCAGAAGGCACCAATACTGGTGCACCTAATTTCGCTTGGCTGAAAGGTTTGCTATGCGGTTTGATGGATAGCTCAGAAGGCTTGGCGATTAACACATTTGCAGTGAGGTAGTGATGAATATTTATCAACGAGGTTGTCACACAGCATTGCGAATACTGAAAAAATATGGCGCTTCATATCAAGTGAAACGTGCTGGCAAGCACTGGGTTGATGATAATGGTGTTGAGCATCATGAGCCTGAGTCTCTATTTTCAATCATTGGTGTAAAGGTTTTGTACAAACCATATGAAATTGATGGAACTCTAATTCTCTCTACGGATATTAAAATGGTTCTTTCTCCAGAGATTGATATTCGAAAAGGGGATTCTGTTCTTGTTGATGGTATATGGCTACGTGTGCATGAGCCTAACCCAGTTAAACCTGCTGATGTTGTTATTTGCTACAAACCTCAATTGAGGGCTTGATATGACTGATTCATTCATGAAGTCCGTTAATCTATTTGTAGAAAAATCTCAATCAAATATGGAAGCGGTGGTAAAAAAAACAGGTTTTAGGATTTTGGCTCAACTTGTTCAAATGTCTCCAGTGGGTAATCCCGACTTATGGAAAGTTAACCAAACGGCTGTTGGTTATAACCAAGCGGTATTTGAGCACAATGAAGCATTGAGAAAAGACCCTAATAATTTGACACTGAAAAATCGTCAATTAAAAAAACGTGCTCGAGTTAATGACTCTATGGATATCAAAGTACCCCCAGGTTATACGGGGGGACGATTCCGTGGAAATTGGCAAGTCACTTTTGATGTACCTGCTGATGGTGAAACTGGGCGAGTTGATAAATCAGGCAATATGACTAAGGCGGTTGGTAACTATATGCTTGAGCAGTTCAAAGTGGGTATGAATGCTATCTATTTTACTAACAATGTTCCTTATGCCTACAGGTTGGAAATGGGGCATTCAAAACAAGCTCCTAATGGCATGATTGCAATTACCGCTGAAAACGTGAGTAAGTTCTTTAGAGACGCTATCGCAGAGATGAAGTAAATGAAACAATCTGAAATCAATCAGTCTATTCGTGCGCTGGTGGCAAAAATTGCTAAGCAAGAAGGGGTAAAGGTGGCTTGGTCAAATATTGAGTTTGATGATATTAGCACTCCATATTTGCAATTACATATAATGCCAGCCATAACCGAAAATCTAGGTCTAGCGTTAGACATGCCAGTTCAAAAAGGTGTTATTCAACTTAATGTTGTTGAAAAAATTGGTAATGGTGATTCGGCGGTTATTAGCTTGGTTGATGCCGTCAAAGAGCAGCTCGAAAATAGTCTAACACTCACGGAGTCACTGTATCTAGACGGTGAACCAAATCAGCTACCGCCACTTACCAGTGATATCAACTACATCATTCCAATACGTACATCCTATCGATGTCATCCAATCCGATAAACGACCGCCTAAATGGCGGTTTTTTTATGCATAAAAATGAGGTTAATAATGGCTTATAACATTCCTAATGGCTCGCGCGTTTATGTGGCGAGTAAATACGGAAAAGATGTTGAGTTTACGGCGGCAAGTAATGCCTCTGAAGCTGTACTTACTGTCACAGCGTCAAGTGGCATTAAAGCCGGAGATGTTGTTCTCGTTACATCTGGGTGGAAACAAATGTCCGGTGTCTTTCGTGTGAAATCAGCAGAAAACACAAGTATCACGCTTGACGGTGTTGATACGACAGATACCGAACGTTTTCCGATTGGCGGCGGCAAAGGAACACTAAAGTCAGTTCAAGAATGGGAGGTTATGCCCCAAGTCATGACCTTATCAACAGAAGGTGGTGAGCAGCAAACGCAAGAAATTCAATTCTTAGAAGATGAGCAAGCAGAAACGGTTGATACCTATAAATCGGGTATCGTGCAGGTTTATACATTTGCTCATGATGCGAAATTACCTATTCGAGGGTTATTAATGTCCTTGGATGATACAAAGCAGTTAACAGCGATTCGTTTTTATAATAAACGGGCTGGTGAAGACCGTTACTACTCAGCCAGTGTGTCATTCCAACGTGTTCCTAATACTGCAATTAACGAGGTTGAAAACGTATCTGCACGTTTCTCTCTTAAATCAGATATGCAAATTTACACTACCGCATAATAACAGCCCCTTTGGGGGCTTTTAAGGAAACCTAATGGCGAAATTCACTCTGAATCCCAATCCAATATTTAAGGCTGATGTAAAAATCCGTGTGGCTGGCAAAAGCGAGCCGGAGGTTGTGACATTTACGTTCAATCATTTACCAATGAGTAAATTGGAAGAGTTGAAAAATGAGTCAGTAAACAAATTCTTTACTCAAATTATTGCTGATTGGGCAATTGAAGAGCCTTATAACGAAGATAATTTGAAGTTGTTATTTGACAACTATCCATCAGCCGCAGGGGCTATTACAACAACGTATTACAATGAATTGTTAGGTAATCGTGAAAAAAACTAATATCGGTCGCTGAAGCAATGTATGGGGGAATGACAAAGCAAGAGGCTAAAAATTTTGAGCGAGCTTTTGGCTTTCCTCCTGATCTTGATGATGTTGAAGTTGTTCCTGATGTATGGGAGTCATATCTGGTATTTTCTGCGATGAGTACACAGTGGAGAGTTGGTATGAATGGTGCTACGGGACTTGACTATAGCGTGATTCCCAATGTTTTAGATCTACTTAACATCAAAAGCAAAGCGACCATATTTGATGACTTAAGGGTTATGGAGCTAAAGGCTCTTGAGTTGATAAACAAGTAGTCAGGGGCTGTAATGCCTCCAGTATTAACTTTAAATTAATAGAGCCGGTTAAAGTCATTGTCGTCTCTATCGAGAAAGCAATCAGTACGTTTAGATTGATTTTCTATACGATTGCATTTTCTAGATATTTTGGCACTTTTATCATGAGCAGCTCTGACTTCAGCTTTTTCTGCTGGAGTTAATTCTGAATAACTTCTCCCTTGACATCCAACCATTAGAATTGATGTTAGTAACAATAATGTATATTTCATATTTTCGGCAATGCAGTTAATAGTTATAAGCCATAAGTTTACTTTATAAAAAGTAAATGAAGGAAGAATAACGACACTGTAGGTCTGATTTTCTAGGAGGGGATTGCATATTTCTAGTCTTTTGATACTTGAAAATGATCTTTACAACTAAAACGCTTACAATATACTGTATATAAATACAGTAATTTGGTGCCTTATGAAGCTAGAGCCTATCGATTCCGAATCAATTCTCAATATTCCATTATTCTTAGATAGAGTGGCTGCGGGGTTTCCATCTCCTGCGGCTGACTACATGGAGGAAAGAATAAACCTTAACAGCACATTGATTAAGCACCCAGATAGTACGTATATGTTGCGTGTAGAAGGTAATTCTATGATTGACGCTAACATTAACGATGGTGATGTTGTGATTGTCGATAGCGCATTGGTAGCAAAAGATGGGGATATTGTTATCGCCAGTGTTGATGGTGAGTTTACTGTTAAGAGATTAAAGTCTTATCCACCGATGTTGATGCCAATGAATCCTGATTTTCAACCAATACATATTGGTGATGCGCAGGATTTACAGATATTTGGCGTTGTCACATTCATTATTCATAAGGCTCAGTAATGTTTGCCTTAGTTGATGTAAATTCGTTTTATGCGAGCTGTGAGAAAGTATTCAGGCCTGACTTAGCAGGAAAGCCAGTAATTGTTCTGAGTAATAATGATGGCTGTGTAATTGCTCGTTCCGCCGAAGCAAAAAAACTCGGTGTAAAAATGGGAGAGCTTTACTATGAGAGAAGAAACTATTACCTGCAAAATCATATTAACATTTTTAGCTCGAACTATGCGTTATACGCTGACATGAGCAACAGAGTGGTGTCTCTACTATCAATGTATGCTCCGCGTTTGGAAGTGTATTCAATAGATGAGGCATTTCTTGATTTCACTGGCTTGGTTCATACCTTTAATTTAGAAGATTATGGGCGAGAAATTCAATCAACGATATTGCAGCGAACTCACTTGCCAGTAAGTGTTGGCATCGGTCCGACTAAAACGCTGGCTAAAATTGCGAATCATGCCGCTAAAACGTGGAAGAAGACTGGTGGTGTGGTTGAGCTATCTGATAGAAGTCGGCAAAGAAAATTACTGTCATTTATTCCGATTGAAGATGTGTGGGGAATAGGACGAAGGATTTCAGTCAAGTTAAGAGCGATGGGTGTTTATACCGCTTTAGACTTGGCAAATGCACCAGTGTCTACAATACGTAAAACGTTTGGTGTGACGCTAGAAAGAACTCTCCGAGAGCTTAATGGCGAATCGTGCATTGAGCTTGAAGAAGTCAGGAAGGTTAAGCAGCAAATACTATACTCTCGCTCGTTCGGTAAGAAAGTTTTAGATATCGAAACCATGCGCAAGGCTATTTGTGACTATGCAGAACGAGCAGCAGAGAAGCTACGCGAAGAAAAGCAGCGATGTCGAATTATTAGCCTGTTTATTCAAACCAGCAGCCATGCATCAGGTGAAGATTATGCTAACAGTGCCAGCATTAAGCTTGAATACCCTAGCAGCGATACGCGAGACATCATTAATGCTGTTATGCGTGGTTTAGATTCTATATGGCGAGATGGTTACCGCTACTATAAAGCCGGGATAATGTTATCTGACTTCACAGATTCAGATGTTACTCAGTTTGATATGTTTTCTACTCAAAAACCATTTAAGAATGGCGATGAACTTATGAAAACATTAGACACAATAAATAATAGTGGCTTAGGTAAAGTCTGGTTTGCCGTGAAAGGGGGGGATAGTGGATATCAGATGAAGCGCGAAATGTTATCACCGGCGTACACGACAAATTTTAATGAACTGCCTGTAGCTAAAATCTAGCATATCAAGGATTGCAAGACTTTAAATTCAGTAAGCTAGCTTTAAAGTCTGAAGGTCGAATTTAATTAGGTAGGTACATAAAGATTAATATTTAATTTTGTTTTTTTAGTTAATTTATTTAATGTGTTGAATTTTGATGTAGATCAATGAATAATGTCATTAAGCACATAATTAAAATAATCAGCACATATTGAAAAGCAATGTTGGCTAAATAGTTTCATAACCAGTTAAGAGATATATAGAAAGAACATTAGTGTAATAATTTGTTTCAACATCTTTAATATCAAAACAGATGTGACTATCTTTAGGAGTTAATTATGAGTAAAGCTAAAGAACTACAAATTCGCCCACTTAAAACGCCAACAGATTTATCTCCAAAAGCAACAAAAGATATCAGTGGAGCAATGAATGCAATCTTGGCTGATATTTTTGCTATTTATTTAAAAACTAAAAACTTCCATTGGCACATGAGTGGCCCACATTTCCGCGATTATCATTTATTACTTGATGAACAAAGTGAGCAACTATACTCCATGACAGACCCTATAGCTGAAAGAGTTCGTAAAATAGGTGGTGTGACTATACGTTCTATAGGGCAAATATCAAAAATGCAAAGGATTAGCGATAACAATGCGGAATACGTAGAACCTTTAGATATGCTTGCTGAGCTTTGTGAAGATAATAAAATGTTGGCTTCAGAATTTCGAAAAGCACATGAAGTATGTGCAGAACATGGAGATTATTCCACTACAAGCCTAATAGAAAACTGGATTGATGAAACAGAACGCCGTGTCTGGTTTTTATTCGAGGCTTGTCGAGAAGCTAAAACGTCCGGTCATTAATGTAAAATTTATGTAGTTAAGCGAGTTTAATACTAGAGGGCTTCTAAATCGGAAGCCCCCTTTGTGATTAAGAATATGGTTAGAAGTGTCAGCAAATAAAATTGGTCGTATTGCAAACAAGAACGGATTGAAAACTGACGAATTCGGTAAGTTCTTTTTGGACAAGTCAGCTCACTCATCAAAGCAGGTTGAAGCGTTCCGTTATAATGAGAACGGTATTAGCGCGTTACGCCATATTATTCACGGGAAGGAAGTTGCCTAACCTACACATAACCCAAGGATGGGCTTGCATTCTAGATCACATAATTATTTTTAACTAAAGAGTTCGATTATGTGTAGTAAAGCTATTCAGGTATATTCAGGGGGCTAATTTATTAATGAGGTTAATGATGGTTAAGTATATTTGCGCCCTGTTTATTTTATTTTCTGGATATACCCTGTCCGCTAATAACGAGAATGACATGGGGTTATATCGAGATAATAACTATAATATTTTGGCCTTGGCGGGAAAGTACAACTGTGGAGTTTATTCCATACCTGATGACCTTAGTGATAGCAATAGATATAACGGAGTGCAAATCGGGACTGTTAAGTTGGAAGTAACTCCGCATGCAGATTATAACAATGCAATGATAAATATAACCTTTGATACAGGGGTAGTTATAACATCACCAAAGCTTGAGTTGCTTTCAACTGATGCTAAAGCTACTGTGTATTTTAGTGAAAATTCAGGGATTACATTTGCTTATATGATATACGACAGAATGGGTGTTAAAGTTATTTTGCACAATAGCAACAAAGGTCAAGAAATTAGTGTCGGTCTAGCTGATTGCAAGTACGAAAACAGTTGACTCCTCTATAGGTAATAGCTTTATTTAAAAAAATCATGAATAGATGAGTGTGACATCAAAAATTTGAAGGAATGGAACCCAATGAATACCAGAGATCTCTAGAAGTCACACAAGAAGAGATTGCTAATATTCGTAATTTTTAATGTACATGTGCTCAATTATAAATAGTGTTAATAACCCACTCCGGTGGGTTTTTTATTGCCTGAACTCTGCATTGAGGGTACATTTCAATCATTTGATTTAACGAGTGGTAATTTGGCGTGCATGCTAAAATTTTGCGAGTTCTGTGTATTTTGCTGTTGATATTATTAGCTTTTGTTGTAGGGATCTCAGTTGGCATAAGTAAAAAACCGACAATTATTGACGGAGCTAAGCAAATTGTGATTGATTTTATGCACCAGCCACAAGCTGCTGATATGAGAAATGTTAATTTTTACCCTGCAGGTGTAAGTATGAGTCGCAAGGTTGTTGGTGACGTTTGCGGAGAAGTGTTTACATTTAAAGATGAATTACCTTATAAGTATAAGAGATTTATTGTTGTAGTCTCCTCTAGCAATGATGGTGAGCGCATGTTTTCAAACCCATTATTTGATTTTGAAGGTGAATCTATATCTGAAGAAGATTTCCAGAAGATATGGTATGAGAAATGTAAATAGTTAATGAAACCTGCCTTGGCAGGTTTTTATTGCCTGAGTATAAGGATGACTTCACCCACAGAACTTATTTCTTTGGGCATGGCTATGCGCTAGTAAATGAATCCACTACCAGATGACTAGCTTGTTTGTTACGAGCTTCAGCCGAATTCTTTAGGTGCTTGGCCGCAACATCCATAGCCTGGTTCAAAGTAACATTACGTGGCGGACAGAAAAGAATGCCAGAACCAAGGTCAAATGTTCCTGCGATATAACCTGAGTACGTACCAGACTTAACAACATCATTAGCATCAAACAGAGTGTCATTTATTAGGCGCTCTCTTGCTTGGTTATATTCATGCACAGAATTCCCATCCCAAAGGTAGGTTTGAGCAATAATTAGCATAGGGAGACGTAGGAGGAGTAAAAGATTTTTCATTAAATATCTCAGAGAATAAGTAATATTTTAATGTTTTTGCGGGACAAAAATATCATATTTTATTATGTTTTTTAAATATCAATCTAAGTTGAAGGTTGCTAGTAGGATTTTTATATCAATACGTTATTGGATAGTTAAATCATGAAAATAAAATTTACCTTGATTTACATTTGGAGAGTTAATACCATAAGAAAAATTAACCAATAAGGTTTTAATATGAAAAAATGGAAAAATAATCTAAAAGTAAAATGCAGTGGTATTGTATCTATTTTTTTTGTTTGGGTTTTACCTCCTGTGTATGCCATTATTTCTATGATATTAATAATGAATTTAGGGATTGATCAAGATGGTTTAAAAATAAAGTTTGGTGGGATGTTTTTCGTTTGGGTTGCTATTTGTGCTTTTTTTATTGGTAAGTTCTGTTCCTTCGCGTATGAAAAGTGCAGTAATAATGTGCTTGAAGATATTTTTCTTATGTTAATGATTGGCTCAGAAATTATAACATTGTTTTCAATTTCTCTTGAAATATATAGTAACGATATGTCAACAGGCCAGACGGCGTCGATCCCTATGATTCTACTTGTTATGGTACTAGGATTTTTAATTATAACTCATCTACATAAAGGAAAGTCATCTGATGCACAGGCAATAAAAGAATTAGCAAAAACAGCAAGTGAAACTTATGTAAAGTTTGAGAAATTAAAAGATGAAATGGATTCCATTATTAAAAATAACAAGAGTATAGATGGTTTAATAACGGAGATTAGTAAAGAAATTAACTCTAATAATAATGATCTAGATAGGGTTGCGATCAAAATCAATGAAATATTAATTAGTTGTAATAAATTAATGTCAGATGATAAAAATATCCAATGAGGTGAAGGTCCCTATACAATGCAAATTGGAGTGAACAAATTAGTTTACTTCAATTTGCATTCCTACCTAGCTAACGCTAGGCGTGAATTTAGCCCGTCCTTGGGCTTCTGTTTTAACGCCATTTTATTGGTTCTGGTGGGCTAATTCTGAAAATAACCACTTTAATTTTAATTACTTATAATTGAAATCATTAGGGTGATTATCGAGGCTACCCGTAAGAGCCGCAAATAAAATCGTTTTCCCATCGATTGATAAGTCATCGGTGATATTAAACCAGAGTAAATCCTCAGTATTGTTCTTTTCATCATTTGAAGAGAATACACCTGCCATAACATTCTTTTCTTTTGAGTACATAATCGCAATTCGCTCTGCTGGGCAATTGTGAGGTTTGCACGCTGTTGCTACTTGGTATTCATTACCGTTTAAAGCCACAGTATTTGATGGGGATTCAGTACCACCAGTTAAGACCCATGATGGGAGGTCGTTATTTTTTACAACTTGTAGGAATGCTGTTTTAGTATTTGCATCACTAGCTAACTTACTGATAGTTAAATCGTTGCCAGCATGAGCATTGGCTGCGATGAAAAGGGTTGCGATGAGTGTCAATTTTCTAAGCATGTTAATAATCCTTTGTGTGTTTAAAGGTTATCTGGTTAGTGACGAATGTTGGAAAATGAAATTCTAGAATAATATGGCATTAATTTAAATAAAAGTTACATAGAAGCTAATCTAGCCACCGATGGGTGGTTTTTTATATCTGGAGAAAGGTAAATGGCAGATATAGCAACCATCTCGCTTAAAGCTGATACGTCTGATTTAGAGCGAGGGACTCAAAAATTAAAGGAGTTTGGCAGCACAGCAGAAAAGGTAAATGGCTCAGCCCAAGACCTGAATGAACAATTTAAACGCGGTGTAGATAATCAGAAAAAAGCAACTCAAGCAGCTGAAAAACAGCGCAAAGAGCTTCATGAGTTACTTAATCAGCTTAACCCTACAAATAAAGCTTTTGAACGCTTAGATGACTGGCAGACAAAGCTAGTAGCAGCAAGCAAAAAAGGGTTACTTCCCAAAGATCAATTCAAAGATTATACCAGCATATTAGACCAAACTAGAGACAAGCTGCAAAGAATGCATATGTCTCTGACTGCGGAAGGGCAAGCATTATTAGCTCAGGAAGCTGCAACGAATAAAGCAAAGCAAGCCGCAGATGAATTCTTACAATCTCTTAAAAATCAAACGGATTTTATAGGAAAAACCAAAACTGAAATTTTAGAATTGAAAGCAGCGCAAATGGGAATTTCTCAGCAGGCTGCGCCAATGATTAGCAAGTTAAAAGAGCAAGAAAAAGCATTTTTAAACGGCTCAATCACGATTGGTCAATACAAGCAAGCAATGCGGCAATTACCCACTCAAATGACGGATATTGTCACATCATTAGCATCAGGAATGCCTGTATGGATGGTGATGATACAGCAAGGTGGTCAGATAAAAGATTCCTTCGGTGGTCTAGGGAACTCATTGAAGGCGTTAGCATCACTAATTACCCCAGCAAGAGTTGCTATGTTTGGATTTGTTGGTGCCGCTTCTGCTGTCGCTTTTGCTGCATATCAAGGCTCTAAAGAGTTTAGTGAGTATAACAAACAACTTATTCTTACTGGAGGGTATGCAGGAAAAACTGCGGCACAATTAGATGCTCTTGCTAGGAAAATCACAGGAAATGGTATTACTCAGCATGGTATGGCTGATGCTATATCAAAAGTCGTTGGCTCGGGAGAGTTTTCTGGTGATGTTGTTGAGATGGTTTCTAAAACAGCTGCGGCAATGGAAAAAGCTGTTGGTCAGTCAGTTGATAAAACAATTAAGCAATTTCAGCGTTTACAAGAGGAGCCGGTTAAAGCTGTTACTGAACTAGATAAATCCCTTCACTTTTTAACAGCTACTCAGTTAGAACAAATAATGACACTGCAAGAGCAGGGGAAGGAGCATGAGGCTGCAAAGATAGCGATGGAGTCTTATGCCAATGCAATGCAGGAGCGTAGTCAGCAAATTGAAAACAACTTAGGTTTTTTAGAGTCAGCTTGGAAAGGCGTTAAGGATATGGCAAGCGATGCATGGGATGCAATGCTTAATATAGGGCGAGAAAGAACGCTAGACCAAAAGATTAAAGAATATGAAGAGAAACTGCTTGAGTTTCAGTTAAATCCTGCAGCTAAAGGACTACATCATTATAAAACAGGCCAGACACCTGAAGATTTAAGGCGAGAACTGGATTTACTAAACGAAGAAAAATATCAGAGGGATATTGAGAATGCGAGAAATGAGGCGGCAAGAAAACAGGAAGAGGCTAAAAAGTCTCAGCTTTTAGCTGATGAAGCATTAAAGCGAGAATATGAGACAGCGGAGGAGAAACACCAACGAAAATTAAGTGAAATAAAAAATAAAGAGCATGCATCTCAGGCTATCAAGGATGAAGCAATTCGTCGTGAAAAAGAACGGTATGAGAAAGAAAAACTGAGAGGGCAAAAGAAACCTACAGCATATCGACCTGACTATGGAACTCGTGCGGATGAGTCAGCCAATGAAGCTCTCGTTTCTCTACAGGCTCAACTTAAAGTATTAAAAGAACATAAAACTGTTGCTGATGTGATTAGCTCAGAGCGTAAAAAGCTTTGGGATATGGAAGCCAAAATAGCTGTATTAGAAGAAGCAAAAGCGACACGTAAGCTTACCAATGATGAGCAATCGTTATTGGCTAAAAAAGAATATGTATTAGCTTCTCAACGCGCATTAGCAGTAGTTGGCGATGAAGTAGAGCGTCAAAAACAACATAATAGAGAGCTAGATAGGCAACTAAAACGAGTTGAAGAAATAAAAGCTAAGAGTCGAGCGCTGGATATGGGCATCGGTAAATCTGACCGTATGTACCAACGTGACATCGCACTTGAGCAAGCTAAATCACCAGCAGAGAAGCAGGCATTAGAGGATTATTACAGTAAAGAAGATTCGTTACGTACCAATTGGGAGGCGGGAGTTAAAAGGGGATTTGCAGAATTTCAAGACCAAGCTTCCAATGTTTATGGTAACGTATCTCAAATTAGCCGATCAGTATTTCAAGGTATGAGTAATAGCGTTGCCGATTTTGTTTTAAAAAGCAGAGCTAGCTTTAGTGACTTTACTCGCTCATTTTTAGAAATGACGACTAAAATGCTTATGCAAATGGCGATGCTGAATGCTATGAAAGCAGCTTTTGGTGGAACAGCCATAGGTGGCTTTCTTGGTTTTTCTGGCGGCGGATACACTGGGGATGGTGGCAAATATGAGCCTGCTGGGGTTGTTCACAAGGGTGAGTTTGTATTTGACAAAGAGAGTACGGCTAAATTAGGTAAAGCTAATCTATATCGGTTAATGGATGCAGGAAAGAGAGGTTATGCATCTGGTGGATATGTAGGTGGTTCTCAGCCAATGTCAGTGAGTCAGCCTCGAGTGCAAGTCTACGGCACTCATCCTGCTGGTGGGATTAACGTTAATCTTAATTTTGGTGGCATCAGCGTTGTAAGTGGTGCTCAACAGCAAGGTTCTATGCAGAATGTTGATATCCGAGCTGCGGAGCAATCCTTAAATAATAAGCTTAAGCGCTTCATGGCAATAGAGGGGCGTGAAGGTGGTGATTTGTACAAAATAATCAAAGCTGTTTCCGTTGGAAGATAAGAACAGTATTAAAAAATTAATGAGAGGTAGTAATGGAATTAAAACTTGGAACTGTAATCATTAACCCAGAAGATGAGCAAATCAGCATTCCTGTCGATGTTTATAAAGGTGATGAGTATAGTGTTGATTTTGTATTGGCAAATATAGTCTACCAAACAAACTTGAACTCTAGTAAACCGCTAGCCGAATACTTTGACGAAGCTAAAGATCACGCACGAAAAACTATCAAATTATTAAATCAGTAAAGATTATCTAGATTGATCCTCACATAGCCACCTTCGGGGGGCTTTTTTATTTAGGGGTAATAATGATTGAAGAGTTTAAGTGGAGAACTCAAATCCAAGACTCGCCAACTGGCGAATTTAAGCATCGAATAAAAGAAGTGGCATTTGGTGATGGCTATAAGCAAGTTTCAGGCGATGGTCTCAATACTGAATCTCAATCATGGGGATTTACCTATACGGGGCATAAGTCAGAGGTAATGCCTATTTTTTCCTTTATTCGCTCACATACAGCAAAATCATTTCTATGGGTGCCACCTTTGGGAGATAAAGGACTATATCGAGTGAAAGCTGATTCCATTACATTAAAGCCAATTGGCGGTAGCTCTATCACTATAACTGCAACCTTTGAACAGGCGTTTAGTGCATGAATATAATATCTGACATTCAAAAATTAGAGCCGGGAAGTAGGGTTCAATTAATTGAAGTGGACGGCAGTGAGTTTGATGGACCAACTCTTCGATTCCATGCCTACAACTTGCCGCATACACCCGAAGAAATTGACGTTGCAGAGGGGGGTATCAAGCCAAAATCTATTTGGTGGCAAGAAAATGAATATGGCGCATGGGCTTATGAAATCGAGGGCATAGCTAAAAATAGTGATGGTAGTCCAGCCAGCCCCTTATTAAGAGTGGCGAATGTCGATGGTTTGATATCCTCGTTGTGCTTGCAATTCGATGATATGGCGCTGGCGAAAGTGACTATTTATGAAACCTTCGCGCACTATCTAGATGCTAAGAATTTTCCAGAGGGAAATCCTACCGCTAACCCTGAAGAATTTTTCAAACAGGTTTATTTCATCGATAGAAAAACGAATGAAGTCGCGGGAGAAACAGTTGAATTTGAGTTATCGAGTCCGTTCGATTTGCAAGGGGTTATGATCCCCGGTCGCCAAATTCACAACCTCTGTTTCTGGTGTATGAAAGGCGATTATCGAAGCGGACGAGGCTGTAACTATACCGGCAATAATTACTTTAATGAACGCGGTGAGCCAGTTGATGATCCCGCATTAGATAAGTGCGGTGGACTCATTAGCGATTGTAAAAAACGATTTGGCGAAAATGAACCTTTGGATTTTGGAGGATTCCCTGCCGCGGGGTTAGTACGATGATCACAAAGAAATTAACAGAGGTAATATTTCAGCATGTCAAAGCTGAATACCCTAAAGAAGCGTGTGGTGTGATTTGCCAAAAAAGCCGAGTCAAAAAATATTTTCCCTGCCGAAATATTTCCGATAATCCAACTGATCATTTCGAACTTTCCCCAGAAGACTATGCCGCAGCCGAAGACTGGGGCAATCCAATAGCGATTGTTCATAGCCATTGCGGGGATGGGGTGACGTCTCAGCCGAGCGAAATAGACAAACTGCAATGTGATGCTTCGGGGCTAGCATGGGTGATTACTTCCTATCCGGAAGGTGATATCCGCATGATCCAGCCTAGAATTGAGCGTGAGTTAGAAGGTCGTCCGTTTGTGCTTGGTCACGCAGATTGTTGGTCGCTCATTATGGATTATTACCGACAGATGCACGGGATTGAGTTGACTAATTACAGCGTCGAGAGACACTGGTGGGAAGAGGGTGAAAACTTGTATATGGATAACTGGCAGCATGCGGGCTTTGTCGAGTTTACAGGCGACTTAAAGGAAGGTGATATGGTCATTATGCAAGTACAAGCTCATGTTCCGAACCATGCAGGGGTGATAGTGAATGGTATGCTGCTTCACCACTTATACGGTCAGCTCAGCCGCATCGTTCCATACAGTGATTATTGGCGCGATAGGACAGTGAAAGTAGTCAGACGTAAGGAGTTGGCATGAGTTTAAAAACAATACGTCTATATGGCATCTTAGGCGCTAAATTTGGGCGTGTGCATAGACTTGCTATTGATTCACCTCGTGAGGCCATCAAAGCATTATCAGTTCTCTATGATGGTTTTGAGCAGTTTCTAGCGAATGCACATCTAAAAGGATTGGAATTTGCAGTGTTCAAAGGTAAGCGGAACATCAATGAGGATGAGCTGTATCTCAAAACTTGCGAAGATATTCGCATTGCTCCGGTAATTAAAGGGAGTAAGCGGGGTGGTTTCTTCCAGACTGTGATTGGTGTTGCTTTAATTGCGACGGCAACATACTTCACTGGTGGCTTAGGGGCTGCATTTACTGCGGGTGGATGGGCTGGCACTGCTGCGATGACCGGTGCGGCAATGGCGCTGGGTGGTGTTATGCAAATGCTTTCACCTCAGCCTAGTGGTTTATCGATGCGACAAGATACAGACAATAAACCTTCTTATGCCTTTGGCGGTGCGGTGAACACGACAGCACAAGGTAATCCGGTACCGCTTTTATATGGATTAGACCGTCGAGAAGTTGGCGGTGCGATTATCTCAGCGGGTATTTATACCGAAGACCAAAAATAATGAGATTAGAAAGATATACGAGCGACTTAATAGTCGCTTTTTTTATGGGTGAAATATGGAAACAATTTACGGTGCTAAAGGTGGCGGCGGCGGTGGTCATACTCCTGTAGAAGCGAAAGATAATTTGCTTTCTGAATCGACCGCCAAAATTCTGTTAGCCATTTCTGAAGGGGAAATTGCGGGGTGCTTGGATGATACGCGTATTTTTTTAGATGAGACGCCAATTGGTAATGCGGATGGAACGAAAAATTTCGAAGGGGTAACATGGGAGTTTCGCCCCGGTAGCGAGCAACAAGAGTATATCAAAGGGATACCGTCGGTTGATAATGACATCGCCTTGGGTGTAGAGTTGAGAGACGATCAACCGTATATCCGAATGATTAATAATACGCAGTTATCCGCTATTCGCATTCGCTTTTCGGTGCCTCAGTTAATGCGTCAACACGATAATGGTGATACAACGGGGTATCGCATTGTCTATGCTATTGATTTATCTACTGACGGTGCTGGGTATCAAGAACTCGTTAAGTCAGCATTTGATGGTAAAACTACCAGTGAATATCAGCGCACCCATCGTATCGATTTACCCTCAGCCACCACAGGTTGGCAATTGCGCGTTAGGCGACTCACCAAAAATCAGAATACCGCTCGTATTGCGGATAAAGTCTCGATTGCTGCGGTCACTGAGGTGATTGACGCCAAGTTACGTTACCCCAATACGGCTCTTCTCTTTGTGACATTTAATGCCCGACAATTTAACAACCGTATCCCTAAAATTAGTGTTAGACCGAAACGGGGATTGTTAGTTAAAGTGCCGACAAATTATGACACTGTGAATCGAACGTACTCGGGTGTTTGGGATGGAACGTTTAAACTGGCAGCAACCAATAATCCTGCTTGGGTGTTTTATGATTTAGTTTTGAACAATCGCTATGGCTGTGGTGACAGAATCAAAGCCAATCAGATTGAAAAGTGGGATTTATACAAAATCGCGCAGTATTGTGATGAATTGGTACCTGATGGTCGAGGCGGTGGGGGGAAAGAGCCTCGTTTTCTGTGTGATGTGTATATTCAATCGCAAGAGTCAGCTTATACCGTCTTGCGTGATATTACGGCGATTTTTCGTGGTATGACGTTCTGGGCGGACAATAAAGTCAATGTGGTTGCCGATATGCCAACCAGTATTTTTCGCACATTTACTAATGCCAATATCGTTGGGGGAAAACCGTCTTACTCGGGGGGCAGTATCCAAAATCGCCACACCCAAGCCTTGGTTTCATTTACCGATACGGATAACCACAGTAAAGATGATATCGAGGCGGTTGCGGATTTAAAACTTCAACATCGTTATGGCGTGCGTAAAGTAGAACTCTCTGCAATTGGGTGTACCCGTCGAAGTGAAGCGAACCGACGTGGTCGCTGGGCATTACTAACTAATGCAAATGACCGTATGATCACATTTGCTACGGGGTTAGAAGGGGCTATTCCCTCACCGGGCCATATTATTGCTGTTGCTGACTCAAACTTGGCAGGACGTGAGTCTGGTGGGCGTGTTTCCGCTGTTAATGGACGAAATATCACGCTTGATAGAGAAACGTCGCTGAAAGTAGGAGATCGTTTAATCATCAACCTGCCTGATGGCAAATCAGAAGGGCGCACAGTGACATTGGTGAATAAAAAGGTGGTAACGGTATCAGTTGAATATTCCCAATTACCGCAAAAAGAGGCTGTGTGGGTCATTGATTCGGATGACTTAGCGGTTCAGTTATACCGAGTGATTAATATCACCGACAATGGTGATAATACGTACTCCATCAGTGGGGCAATACATCATCCAGATAATTATGCGCACATTGATTCAGGTGCTCGCATTGACGAACGCCCCGTAACTGTTATTCCGCCTCGCGTTCAGCCTGCACCGAAAAAGGTCGAAATTACGTCTTACTCAAGAGTTGACCAAGGTATGGCGTTGACTACGCTCAGTGTCAGTTGGGACGCGGCTGAAAGTGCGATTGCTTATGAGGCGCAATGGCGTCGTGATAACGGGAACTGGGTCAATACACCAAGAACATCATCACTGGGGTTTGATATTGAGGGCGTTTATTCTGGTCGATATCAAGTGCGAGTCCGAGCGGTTAATGCGTCTGAAATCTCCAGTATTTGGGCGAATGCCCCTGAAACTAGCCTGACAGGAAAAGTGGGTAATCCACCGAAGCCCGTGAATTTCAAAGCCTCCTCACTTGTGTTCGGTATTAAGCTGAATTGGGGGTTTGATGAAAATACCAGTGACACTCTAAAAACTGAAATTCAGTACAGTAAAACCCCTAATGATGAAAATTTGATGTTGTTATCTGATGTCCCTTATCCATCCAAAAACTATGAGATGGTTGGTCTAGCCGCTGGCGTTGTATTTTACTTCAGGGCAAGACTCGTTGATAAATCGGGTAATGAATCTGAGTGGACTCAGTGGGTGCGGGGAGAGTCCGAGTTTGATGTGAATACAATCTTGCCAGATTTGAACGAGCATTTCATGTCGACAGAAGCTGGGAAACAGCTCTCTCAAGAACTTGATTGGTTAAATGAGTCAATATTAGTCAATAGTGCGGCAATTAAAGAAGTGAAGAAAGAGGTTACGGTAAACCATGAGCAGTCACAATCTCAACATAAAACGTTAGAGCGAGCGTTTGCTGACGAACGAAAATCATGGGCAGAAAAATACGCGCAAGTGACATCATCAATTAATGGGGTAAACGCAGGCGTTGTTAGGCTTGATAAAGCTGTGACGAATTTAGACAGGTCTTTCAGTGAGTCACAGAAGCAAGTTCAGGTGAAACTGGATAATCAAGGTGCGTTGATTAACTCCAAGATGCAGGCGGAATTTAAACAAAATGCCGGGTACGCGATGCACAGTACAAACATCACAATCATGGTGGATGGGAAAAAATATAATGCAGCCAGCATGGTTATTAGTGCGGAGGTCAAGTCTGGCCAGATCGAATCATTCATTGGTTTCAATGCGAATAATTTCGCTTTCTTTAATCCAACGAGTGGAAAGATGGAGCCTTTGATGTCCATGAAAAATGGGCAAATTTTTATGCGTGAATCATTCATTGCCGATGCATCGATTAGTAATGCAAAGATAGGGAATGTTATTCAGTCAAATAACTTCGTTTCTGGGAAATCAGGATGGTCAATAAATAAGGATGGTAATGCAGAATTTAATGCAGCTACGTTCCGAGGTCGAATTGATGGTGCGGATGGCCATTTCAGTGGAACCGTCGATGCAAAAGAGGTTTTAGGTGATGTGTACTATGCAACAAATAAAACGTTATCAGGAACGCCATTGAACAAAACCTTTCCCAAAGGAGCACTTGAGACTGGATGGGTGAAGGCGATAGAGATTAGCGCTGATAATTTTGCTCGTGTATTTGATGCTGGGTTGTCATGTGTCTTTGAAACCTCCAGAGCGTCTGCGGGGATAAATTGGTCAACATATGCATTTTTAGTGGGGGTTGATGATGGCAAAGGTGGCATAAAAACTCTTGCTAGTAGCCAAGCAAAAGAAGACATCAATAATGGACTGAAGATGACATTAACTGCGAATGACATTCCTATACCTGCTTTGGGGAGAGGAAAAAGCGTATTTGTGTATTTACGAGCCTATACAGTTGCTGTATCAAGCAATACAAATAGGTATGTGAAATTTACCTTCTCGAATACAAAACGAGCTGAAATATATAAAGAAGGCTCAACACTCATTAAGCCGATAAATCAGTAGCAATAATGGTTAAATCTGTTTGTCTGAGTATTTATTGATTTAGTATGTTACTGATAATTTTAATACCACCTTCGGGTGGTTTTTTATTGAGTGGATAAGTCATAATAATTAGGTTTATCATGGTCATAGGGGGCGGGGAGATAAACGGAAGGAATTAAAAAATTGGAACTTGGTTTAAGGGAAAGCTTTATAATGTTCCCTACAGGTACTAGATTGATGTTCGCGTCAATGTGCCAAGCAATTCACTCTACAATCAAAAGCAAGCTGAAGCTGAGAGACTTGTTAAGCTAGAAGCAGAGCGATTAGCACAAGAAGAAGCTAAACGTGCAGTAGAGGAAGCGGAAAGGACAGAGTAGGAAGATGCGGAACAGGTAGAAGAATAATAAATTCTTTATTGGTTGACGTATTTGGATTATTTTTCAAAATATTCAATATGTTCAGTTTTTATCTTCTTTGATAGTTATTGCTTGTTATTTCATTGAGCTCTTTAGCAAAATCAGTAATCTAGCGCACATTTTCAGATATAACTGAGAAAACTGTTAGCAGTTCTTGGTACCTTTCATCTGCTTGATTGCTGTTACCTGACTCTTTGATCCAAGAAACAACTAAAATAATAACTGCACTAAGTCCTACTTCCATTGTGGGTTGTTAATTATACAAAAATACTGTTTAAATTATCAGTTAACAAAATATTAATAAAATTGCTAATATATTAAAGTTATTAATATATTAATGTGGGCATATAGATGACAAAAATTACGAGAATCACTCATGAACAAATGGAGTTTTTCTGTACACAACAAGAAAGTGATATTTTTGATTTTAAATCTAAAGAGGTTTCAGGTAAAAAAATACAACAAGCTGCCGTAGCCTTTGCAAATGCGGAAGGTGGGGAAATTCTTGTTGGAGTAAATGATGAGAAAGAAGGTTCGGATATTTTGAAGAGATGGTGTGGGCACGAGTCCATTGAGGACTATAATGCTATAATACAGGCGCTAGCCGACTTAGATCCATCAATAGATTTTTTTTATGAATTTTTAAGATTAGAAGAGCAAATAAAAAATTATATCTTACATTTAACTATAAGAAGAGGTACGGTTCTACATAAAACACCAGGAAATGATATTTATGTGAGGAGAGGTGCTCAAAGTTTAAAGGTATCTGTACCTGCTAAAATACAAGAGCTAACTCATGCTAAAGGAATAACATCAGAGGAAGATTCTCTTGTTAGTCATATTGTAATAGATGATATAGTCGATAGTATAGGACTAAAAGATTTTTTAAATCAACTATCAATTACTGATAAAGATCCTTTAAGTTTTCTTTTACAAGAATATTTGGTTGATCAAAACACATGGACGCCAAAAGTCTCTTCAGTATTATTATTTTCCGATAATCCAAGCTCGATAATGCCAAGACAATGTGGAGTCAGAGTAGTTAGATACGATACACTGCAAGATAATATAGATAGGGATGATTTAAAGGAAAATATATCAGTTGAAGGAGGAATTCAGGTATTAATATCTGAATCATTTAAGGTTATTAAGGATGTATTAACTAGAACCATGGTGTGGACAGAGGATGGCGAACATAAACCACCTGTATACCCAGACGAAACGTTATGGGAAATATTAGTAAATGCATTGATACATAGGGATTACTCAATTTCAGATAATGTGTTAATTAGTATTTTTTGTAACCGCATTGAATTTAAAAGCCCTGGTCGATTACCTGGATTAGTAACAGTGGACAATATTTTAGATAATAGATTTTCAAGAAACCCTAAAATAGTAAGGCTTTTATCAAAATATAGAGATTCTCCTAATAAAGATTTGGGGGAGGGTATGAATACAGCCTTTCAGCGAATGGAGGAAATGGGAAGAAAAAAACCTGAAATTTATGAAGATGGTAATTATGTTAAAATGGTTTTAAGGCATGAATTAAGCAAAAATCATGATGAAATAATTATAAACTTTTTAAAGGTAAAGGGCTCAATAAGTAATCGTCAGGTAAAAGACTTGACGGGATTAGATTCGACAGAAAAGGTAACTTCATTATTTAGTAAATTAAGAGAAAAAGGTATAATTACACGAGTTGAAGGGACTTCAGGCGTGAGCAGCCGTTGGAAGCTAGTTTGA